ACCGATGCCAGCTCTGATGAAGATTATGGAGTGGGAAGACATACCTGAGTTCCCAGCTCAAAAGATATGGACTCAAAAAGGTAGGATTGATTCGCCTGAATGTAATATTTATCAAACAATATATTATCCAGATCCTTTGACGCCATATTATCGGGTGTCTGTGATTGGCGACACTGTGATATCTGAATTTGTACGAGACCCTGATGGCTCAATTGGTCCACACATCATGAGTGTGTTGATGGATGATTTCGGCATCAAGCCTGATGCCATTGTTGACATGAAACAGTCTCAGCAGTATTATGGTAAGATCCGTCCCATTGATGAAGACTTGCGCAAGCAGTTCATCTTTGAGATGACAAGCAAACATGGCATCTATTCATTGGGTCGTTTTGCGACTTGGCGTCAGTTGCTACTAGATGATGTTGTGGATGACCTACAGCACATCGAATCATTCATTCGGGCAAAGTCGGACTATGCTCGTTTGATGCACTCTCAGAAAGGAGAATAACATGAAAGTCCAATTGGTAAATTATACGGATGATGCAGTGAACCTGCTCATCTTCACAAAGAACACTCGCCTTATGAACGACGAGGACTCCTACGCAAAGGTGTCTGGGTGGCCTGAGGAAAAGAAGCAGGAAGAGCTTGACTACATGCTCAAGACCATCCGCTCATCTTGGGAGTTTATCGACTACACATTTAATATCCGTGATGTCAGCAGAGGCTTCACCCACCAGTTCGTGCGGACTCGTCAGGCTTCATATGCCCAGCAATCACAACGCACAGTAGACATGCATGGCTTCGGGTACTACACGCCACCTCGTGTTGCTGAGAATGAAGTTGCCAAGGCTTTGTATGATGATGCGATGAATCAGATCAATGAAGCCTATCAAGCATTGCGAGACATTGTTCCTGCTGAAGATGCTCGTGGCGTTCTGCCGACAAACATTCATACCAACATTGTTGCCAAGTTCAATCTGCGCACGATGAGTGAGATGGCTAAGTCTCGCCTATCACCCAGAGCACAAGGCGAATACCAAGAGGTGTTCAAAGGCATGGTTGCGGAGGTTGTTAAAGTTCACCCATGGGCTGAGGCATTCCTTACTCCAACTGAGTGGGCAGCACCATCAATGTACAAAGCACTAAACAAATAGGAGGTATCAATGCCTAAACAAGAAATGATTAACAAAGCTCATTATATGAAGCAACTTGGCGAAAGCCACAGCACAATCAAGAAAAAGCTAAAGTTGACTCAAAATCAGCTTTCGTACATCTTGTATCAAAAAGAGCCATCTCCCAAAAATAACATTGTCGCTATAGCACCAGCCCCAAAGAGGGAAACAGAGATTGAAGCTGCATACAAGCAAGCATCAGAAGCTGTGTCATTCGCCAATGAAACCATTCGTCGGGTCAAGAAGATTCTTGGGATGAAGGCTTGATCTGACGACTTAAAAAGAGTAAAGTAAAGACACTGAGAAAGGAATTAATGATGAACATATTTTACTTAGACGATGACCCTGTTGTCGCTGCAAAGATGCATTGTGACGTGCATTCTTACAAGATGATATCAGAGTCTGTGCTCATGCTTTGCAATGCGCATAGGTTTTTGGATGGGGATGAGTATGCTGATGAGGTTGGCATGTTCCCTGTGGGATACGAGAATCACCCATGCTCAAAATGGGTTAGGAAGTCAGCAGCAAACTACAACTGGCTTCTGGTTATGGTCACTCAGCTTGCCAAGGAATATTATCAGCGTTATGGCTCAAAGAAAAAAGAGCCAGTGAATCACAAACATGCTTCGCTGATACCTGCCCTCAACAAGTTGCCCAACAATATCCATTTTGCTGACCTGACTGCCCCTCACTTGGGGATGCCAGATGAATACAAGGTCAATGATCCTGTTCAATCATACCGCAACTACTACTTGGGTGAAAAGCTCGGCCACATTCAAAACGGAACATACAAATATACGGAGGCACCATCATGGGCAAGCGTATAATTATCTGCGATCTTGATGGCACGATATCTGATTATGGGCATCGTTTGAAGCTCTTCAAGTTACGAGACTATGAAGCCTTTAATGCCGCAGGCATAAACGACAAGCCAATTCAAAATATTTGTAATATCCTGCGAGGTCTTCATGATGAAGAGACTCATGTAATAATTATGACTGCAAGAGATGAGTCCCACATGGCTCAAACTGAAAAGTGGTTGAATCTGAATGAAGTCCCTTTTGATGAATTGATCATGCGTGATACAGGTGATCAGTCGAGTGATGATGTTTGCAAACTCAAACTCATGGAAAAGCATATCCCGAACTATGAAGACATTTGGTTCGTGCTTGAAGACAGGAAGTCGGTCGTTGATATGTGGCGTGGTGAAGGATTGACTTGCCTTCAAGTTGCCCCAGGAGACTTTTAGATGAACATAAGAATCATAGGGAATGACATTGAAATTGATGGTGAGAAGGTTGCCCGTATATTTGATATTAGGGCAACTCTTAGGGATTGCCTCGAAGATGCTGTAGACAGAGCTGAACGCTATGAGCGTATGGTTGATGATCAAGTCAGCAAATCAGAAGACGCATATGAAAAAGGTTACGAGGAGGGAAAACAATATGGCAAGGAAGAAGGAAGGCAAGAAGGATATGAGCAACGAGAAGCTGAAGAACAGAATACCAACTGATTGCATTGCTGAGGCTCTTGAAACATTCAGAGAGCGTAACCAATCATATGGTGACAATTATCTTCAGCATGGTGAAGTTATGACTGTATTATTCCCTGATGGCATTGAGCTGAAGACTGTTGAAGATTGGAACAGGTTTGGGATTATTAATATGATCGTCGCAAAGATGACTCGTTACGCTCAAAACTGGCCTGACGTAAACAAAGGCACCATTGACTCGCTGCACGACTTAGGAGTTTACTCATTCATGCTTGAGTCAATTGATTCATTTAAGTGGGGATCAGAAGATGACAGCAAGTGAAGAAGCAAAAAAAGTTCTTGATACTATGATGAAGGAAATGCCTATTAAATTTGAGCTATTGTTGGGTGACGATGTCAGAGAGACTATGCAAAAATGCTACGAGCTTGGATTCAAGCATGGCTTTGAACACGAGGATGAAAAACATGATAGTATTTGACCTAGAGACCACAGGCTTGCCTAAAGCAGAAGGTTCTGACCTAGACATTCAACCTCGCATCATTGAGTTCGGTGCAATCAAGTTGGATGGCTCTTTGAAAGAGATTGAGAGGCTTGAGTTCTTCTGCAATCCTGGGCATCAGCTTGACCCGAAGATAACCAAGATCACAGGCATAACAGACGACATGTTAAAAGGCGAAAAGCCATTCATTGCTTATTATAAAAATCTTTGCGAGTTCTTTTTAGGAGAAACTTCTATTGCTGCTCACAACTTGGCTTTTGACAGAAAGATATTAAAGTTTGAGCTTGAGAGGCTTGACAAGCTGACAAAGTTCCCATGGCCATATGATCATGTCTGCACAGTTGAGGTTGGAGAGTCTGTTTGGGGCAAAAAGAAAAAGCTCGGGGATATCCATGAAGAGCTTTTCGGGACTAAGATTGATGGAGCGCACAGATCAATCAATGATGTTGAAGCAACTGTGCGCATAATTGAGTGGTATGAAAAGGAGGGGCATCTATGATGGAAAGTATATTGTTAGGTATTTTCTTTGCGCTTGTGAAAGTAGCACTTTCATGACCGCTGTTGAGATACAACAGTTCGTTGAGAAGTTGATCCGTAGGTGGGAAGAAACGCACACAATCGCTCCTACGGATCACATATCAAAATTTCTTATATCAAACGACATTCTTAAATTAGTTAAAAAGGTGAAAGATGCTCAACATAAGAGTCAGAACTGAATACTGCTTCCGCAAGGCATACGGACCACTTCAAAAAGTCATAGACTCAATTGATGGGTCAGCCATCGGGATCTGCGACACTGGCACTTGGGGTCATGTGAATTTTGAACATGCCTGCAAAAAAGTTGACAAAAAGCCTTTGCTTGGGGTTGAGATACCTATAGTTGAAGATGCAACAGAGCGATCAAAGCAACCAGCCAATGACATGGCATTCATAGCTAAGAACAATGATGGCCTCACAGAGATATATCACCTCGTCACAAAAAGCACAGACAAAGAACATTTTTATTATCATCCTCGTTTAAGTTATGAAGATTTATTTGATGTCAGTGAAAATGTAATAATACTCAGCGGGACAAACCCAGATTGGGGATTGTTGCCTTTGACCAAAAAAGACAATCTTTATATTGAGTTGAATCCAATGAGCACTCGTAAGGCTTTGGAGTTTGCGGACAAAAAAGGATTCAATGTTGTAGCGACTTCAGATAATTTTTACCCAACAGTGCAAGACAAAAAGGCATACGAGGTTTTGGTGGGTCGTAACCGAACAGACCGAACAAAGCCAATGCATGTCATGAATGAATGGGAGTGGAGAGACGCAGTGCCGTGGGCACCAGAGTCAGCCATAGAAAACACCTACAAGATTGCAGAGATGTGTAACGCAGAGTTGCCAACAGCACAAATGGTTTCATTTGATCCAGAAAAGACTTTGCGCAAAATGTGCGAGGAAGGTGCACCACCCCGCAACATTGACCTAAATGACCCAGCTTATAAAGCTCGTCTTGACCGAGAGTTGAAGTTGATATCTGACAAAGAGTTTGAAGATTACTTTTATGTCATCGCTGACATGATCAACTACGCCAAGAAACATATGCTCGTTGGGCCAGCACGAGGATCATCTTCTGGTTCACTGGTTTGCTACCTCACTGGCATAACTGACATTGACCCGATTGAGCATGACTTACTGTTTGAGAGATTCATTGATATCACTCGTGAGGACTTGCCCGACATTGATATTGACTTTCAGGATGATCGCAGAGAGATGGTGTTTGAGTATCTGAGGGAAAAGTATGGAGCGGAAAAGGTTGCACACCTAGGAACAGTGTCACGCTACAAAGCTAAAAGCACAATCGCAGAAGTAGCCAAAGAGCTCGGCATACCAGCGTGGGAAGTAAACGATCTCAAAGGTGCAATCATTGAACGTAGCTCTGGCGACTCCCGTGCAGCATTCTGTATCCTTGATACTTTCAACGAGCTTGATGTGGGTCGGGAAGTGATGCAAAAATATCCGCAGATGAAAGTTGCCGCAGACATGGAGAACCATGCACGTCACAATGGTGTTCATGCCGCAGGAATCATAGTGACAGAAAAACCAGTCAGTGAGTATTGCTCTGTTTCAGGTCAGACAGGTGCAGCCCAGATAGACAAAAAGGATGCTGAGGATCTCAATCTACTGAAGATTGATGCACTGGGGCTGAGGACTCTTTCAGTTTTGCAAGATGTTCTTGATCAAGTCGGTTGGACTCGTGATCAGTTGATCAATTACCCTCTTGAGGATGAAGAGGCATTCAAAATATTAAACGACGAGAAGTATGCAGGAATATTTCAGTTTGAAGGCTATGCACTGCAGTCAGTGACTAGGCAGATGAAAGTTCACAAGTTTGAGGACATTGCAGCCATCACTGCTTTGGCTCGTCCTGGACCACTCAACTCAGGTGGCACAACCCAGTTTATAAAACGCCACACAGGTGCATCGCCTGTTGAGTATCTTCACCCACTGACTGAGACAATAACAAAGGTCACCAATGGGGTTGTTGTTTATCAGGAACAAGTGATGACAATAGCCAGAGATGTGGGTAAGCTCTCATGGGAAGATGTATCAACTCTTCGCAAAGCAATGTCAAAGTCATACGGGAAAGAATATTTTGATACCTTTTGGGAAAGGTTCAAAGTTGGTGCAGCTGAGAATGACATTGAGGAAGACCAAGCCCAACGCATATGGGACAACATCAACACAATGGGATCATGGGCATTCAACAGATCACACGCCATCGCATATGGGATGGTCAGCTATTGGTGTTGCGTTCTTAAGAGCAAGTTTCCTCTGGAGTTTGCTGCAGCATGTTTGCGTAACGTCAAAGATGACGAGCAGGCAGTCAGGCTTTTGCGTGAGGTTGTGCGTGAGGGTTTGGACTACAAGCCATTTGACAAATTCAAGTCAAATCAAAACTGGTCTGTGCAAGATGGTGCTTTGATAGGTGGTTTGATCGGAATAAAAGGAATCGGTCCAAAAATGGCTGAGGACATCCTTAACAGACGTGAGATGGCCCAACCTATGACTCCTCGTCAAGAGTCGCTCCTAGACAATGGAGAAACGCCTTACGACGACATATTTGAATGCGAAAGAAGGTTCGGGCATATAAAAGCTGACCCAGCCGCACATAACATTGTTTCTGACATAACTGACATAATGGATCTGGATGCTGACAATCCAGGAATGTTTGTGTTCTTCGGGAAGCTGAAAGAAAAGAATCTGCGTGATATGAATGAGACTGTTAACCTTGCCAAGCGTGGTGGTCGCAGGGTTGATAAAAATAATCTGTGGCTCAATCTGACTTTTGAGGATGACACTGGCCCAATCATATCAACCATTGATCGTTTCAAATATTCACGCATGGGCAAGCCAATAGTTGAGGATGGCAGGATCGGTGATTGGTATCTTGTCAAAGGCATGATCAGGCAAGGATTCAGGAAAATTTATGTAGAAAAAATTCGTAAACTTACATAAGTCTTTGATTTGCATGAAAAGAAAAATCACTTTCTTGTTATTTTTTTGTTGCTTTCTTTCCCAGAAAAGGCGATACTAACAAGAGTTAGGAATTACTGAGAAAGGAAAATAAAATGGAAAAGCACACCCCAACCCGTCGCCCTATTACTGATTGGATCGGTAACCAACGTAAAACTTGGTGTGGCCCATACGCCATTGCCACTGTTTGCGGAACTGGTTATGAGCCAGCCTATCAGGTCGCCAAAACTGTTCGCGGTAAGCGTCACGCCAAAGGCATCACCAACACTGACCTGCAGAAGTCTTGCGCAAAGCTCGGTGTCAAAGGCGAGTGGTTCCCGATCTCAAGCGTCGGTGCTGGCAACAAGTCAAAGATGAAGCTCGAGAACTTCCTCAAGCTCCTGCTTCCTGGAAAGGTTTATGTGATTAATATCACCAAGCATTTCATCGTTGTTGACACTCGTGACTTCACGACCATTGACAACCAGAACCCTGACGCATGGATCGCGATGGAAGCGACCAAGCATAAGAACAAGCTCGTCCACAACTACTTTGTGGTTGAGAACCCGAAGTTCGATCCCAAGAGTGACGACACTTGGCTGATTGAACCACTGGCTGCAGCCAGCAACTAGCAAGAAAGGGATCCCTCCTGAGCATGAGGCAAAACTGCTCACAACCAACTGAGAAAGGATTGATATGTTTGAGGCAGCATTAGTTTGCATGACTATGGCAGTTTACTTTGAAGCGAGAGGTGAGCCTCTTGTTGGGCAGTCAGCCGTAGCTCATGTCATTATGAATAGGGTTGAGGATGAACGCTATCCTGATAGTGTTTGTGAGGTTGTGAAGCAAGGACCAACCTACAAGTGGGCAAACTTCCCGATCCGTCACAAATGCCAGTTTAGCTTTTACTGTGATGGAATGTCTGATCAACCTAAAGATGAAGATGCTTACAGATGGGCTGAGATGATATCGTTTGGTGCTTTGACTGGAAGAACATATGACCCAACAGAAGGTGCCACTCACTATCACGCCTACTACGTCAATCCCTCTTGGGCTCAAACAAAGCACATGACAGTTCGTATCAACGACCACATATTTTATGCTTGGGACTAACACATTGCATTGCCCAATGCAACCAATCGTTGAAGAAGAAAATTATAAGTCCTTGAAAAAGAACGAAACAAATATCACTTTCTTTGTTGCCTTTTGCATCAAAAAAGCCGATACTAAGAAGGTAAAGAGTTACTGAGAAAGGAAAGAATCATGAATTTCAAATGGATGACAGAGCAGGATGGTGATTTGTTTCGTAGCCTAAAGGGTCTTGTAAACAATGGTGGCTTTTTCAAGTCATCAGGTCAGGCAGCATTTTTTGAGAAGCGTGTTAAAGATGGCTGTCCTCACATTGGTCCATGCACTGCTTGGGATGCTTCTGTTGAGATTGCTGAAGGTCAGTACGCAGTCATCTGCGAGGGTCTGATCGGTATCACTGGTGACGACAACAGCTGGGGCAGTCGTTCACGTCGCAAGGCTTGGATCTTCCTCATGGACAGCATGGGTGTTGTGGCTATGTTCATCGGTCGCTGCAAACACTACAGCGATGGATCTTCCCCGAATGGTGAAAAGACTGTTCGTGAGTTCGTCCGCACTGATGATGGTCGTGCGCAGGAGCTTGCCAAGACTTGGGCAGATGAGCGTGCCGCAAAAACCAAAGCCATTGGCGACAAGCGTTCTGCTTCCGAGCATGTTGGTGAGGTTGGCGAGCGTATCGTGATTGAAGGTTTCGCTAGACTCATCACTTCTTTTGACAATGCATATGGCACCAGCTACATGTACATGATTGAGGACGCAAATGGCAATGCCTATAAATTTATCGGCAAAGGCATTCACACCTCAGAGCAGAGTGCTGATCGTCGCATTGCTTTTAAGTTGAAGGCAAAGTTCACTGTTAAGGCTCACGACGAATACAACGGCCAGAAGCAGACTGTGGTCAACCGCCCAAAGCTCATTGAGAACGAATCATTAGGAGTTGCGGCATGATTAGTTGGCACAATGCTCCCGAGTATTCTTATAAAGGATACATTTATAAACCAGATGTTGATGAATACGATGATGGGGTTCGAAAGGCTTGGCACAACATAGTCAGAAGAGAGAACCCTGATGTTGTTGTCTTTACAACCAACCACTCGCCATACAGATGGATGACAGAAAGTGATTTCAAAGATTTTATAAACAGGATGGAAAAAGTGACAGCTTAATGATAATACAAAAAGCAAAAGGCAAGCACCTCATAGCTAGGGTTGCGCTAGATGGCAACTCAATACAAAAACTTTCCTCCCTCCCAGGATTTAAAAAGTGGGTCGGGAGGGATTTGCTTTTTGCACCAACTGGTGCCAACATTGAGCACATTCACAAGTTTTGGCCAGACGCACATTGGTCTGTTGATGCTATGCCTGTGCTTGAAGAATATATTGAGACTCTTCGGGAAGCTGAGCAAAACCGAGAAGACAAAAGCAAGCCTGTTGAAGATCTCGGTGACTTCATGTTTAAGACTCGTCCCTTTGATCATCAACGTAAAGCCTTTTATCTTTCCCGAGACAAAGAGTCGTTTGCACTTTTGATGGAGCAAGGCACAGGCAAAACAAAAGTAGTGCTTGACAATGCGGCATATCTTTACGGAAAAGGCAAGATAACAGCTCTTGTTGTTATAGCTCCCAATGGTGTTCACCGAAACTGGCTTAGCAAAGAGATACCAGATCATATGCCTGACTGGTGCCCAACAAAGCCAGTTTATTATTACTCAGGCATGACTAAAAAAGAAACAGAAGCCTTTGATGAGGTTCTGGCTGAAACAGAGATGCTAAAAGTCTTTAGCTTCAATGTTGAGGCTTTTGTGAGCGACAAAGCTACAAACTTCATGAAGAGAGTTCTTTTAAGCAACGAGGTAATGCTTGTTGTTGATGAAAGTTCCCGCATCAAACGTCCAGGAGCCAAGCGAACAAAGATCATAACTAAATTTTCAAACATGGCTAAATATCGTCGGATAATGACAGGCACACCAGTGACCAAAGGACCAGAAGACATTTACAGCCAGTTCAAGTTCCTTGATCATCAGATCCTAGGATATGACAGCTTTTACTCATTCAGAGCTCGCTATTGCATCATGGGTGGTTTTGAGAACAAACAGATCGTCTCGTATCAAAACATTGATGAGCTAACGAGGAACATTGAAGGTCATTCATTCAGAGTTCTTAAAAAAGATTGCCTAGACTTGCCTGAGAAAATATATCAGCGTCACCCTGTTGACCTATCCCCAAAACAACGCAAGCTCTACAATCAGCTTCGCAAAGACTTCATAGCAGAACTAGAGGGTGAGCAGATTGATGCTCCAGAAGCAATAACTAGGTTGCTCAGGCTTCAGCAGATTGTTTGCGGGTGGTTCCCAATGGAAGAAGAGGTGAAGCCAATTGATGAAAAGAATCCTCGTTTGCAGGCTCTTTTGGATATTCTTAGCGACATTGAGTGCAAAGTAATCATATGGGCACGATTTAAAGCTGATTTAAGGGTCATAGAGCGTGCTCTTGGGGAGTTGGCAGTGGCTTACCACGGAGAGGTGTCAAACGACCAGCGAGCGATCTCCGTAGAGCGATTTCAGAATGACCCGAAGATACGTTATTTTATAGGTCAGCCGCAGTCGGGTGGAATCGGTTTGACGCTGACAGCTGCAGAGTGTGCCATCTATTATTCAAATAGCTTTGATCTTGAGACTCGCCTTCAATCCGAGGACAGGTGCCACCGCATCGGCACAAAGAATAATGTCACTTACATTGATTTGGAATCACCAAAAACAATTGACACAAAAATCATCAAAGCTCTGAGAAGCAAAAAGAGCCTAGCTGATATTGTAACAAAAGACCCCATATCATTATTTTTAACAGACGAGGACTGAATGAGCGAAAAAAACTTTTGGGTGCTGTTGCGCACTTCAATGAGAAAATTAAAAATGTATAGAGTTGAGAACAGGGTTATGAAAGGAATGCCTGATGTTCATTACATACGTGAGGGAAGCTCTGGCTGGATAGAATTAAAATATATGAAGAGTTGGCCAAAGACCCGCATGTCAACAGGATTAAAATTGAATCAATCTTTCTGGCTAAAGGAATACGACGAACACAAAGGCAAGTGTTGGATCCTTATAAGAGTCGGTAGAGACTTCATAGGCCTAATAAATGGCAACAATGCAAAAAGGCTTTTTGACAGACCATCAAGAAAAGATTTTTTTGAAATGCTTGATTACAAAAAGATGGGCAACATGACCAAGGAAGATTGGGACGAGCTTCAGGCTATCTTGATTGCTTGAGTATATAAAGCCACCAGACAAATGCAACAAGAATAGCTACACCGATCGCTATGATGCCAGCGACAGCTATATATTCTATGACCTCTTGCCGTCGTCTTTTTGCAAGCTCTTCTTGAACCCTGCGTGACTTTCTTGCTTCAACCAAGAATCTTTGATAATCACTCCATAGTCCAGGACGCCCTGACCAAATCATAAATTGTTTCAGCTGGTCTTCTTGTTCTCTGATTTTTTCAAGAGCCATAAACTCTTCAAGGTCTGACCCGCCAACCCCACCACGTTTTTTCTTATTGCCTTTACGTTGAAGCTCTTCTTTGGCTGTCACAAAGTTGGCTATTGCTGAGCCAGCCGCAGTTAGCTCTCGTCCGTTTTGGACGCAACTTTTGATTACTGCGAATGCGGCATTTGCTGCAGCAAGTTCTGCTAACATGTTACTGCGATTGAGCTGACTGATTCAGCTTGTTGATTACTGATGGGGGTGCAGACTCTATTATTGATTGAAGTGATGGAGAAGAAACTTCGTCTCCCATTTCTTCAACAACTGTTGGCCTTGTTGATATGGACAATGCGGAGGTGAACAAAGGCATATTGGTTCTTCTTAAATATTGCCTTGTTGCGTCTTTTGCGGCACCTGTGGCTTTTATGCCTTCAATCGCGTCAACTGCATCCCTACCAACAATTGGCACTATCCTCGCATAGTTAAGCAAGCCATTGCGAGCCAAACCTGACAAAACTGTGTAGCCTGAGTTTGAAGGATTCAATTTTACTTCAGCCCAAAGTGTAGGCATCACATCATTGCGGAACTGGCTTACACGTGCAATCTCATCAGGACTAAAGAGCAGACCTGTGATCGCTTTGTTTTTGACGAACACATCATCATAGTTGTTAACGATATTTGTGCGGGTGACACCAGACTTGCCAGACCCTGAGAATGCTTTCTCAAGAACTGCGTCTTTGGCTAATGCAACCACTTCTGAATATTGATCTTCAGGCAGTGCTGCCTTCAGTTTATTCAAGACCAAACCCATTGATTGATTCGGGTTAAATTTTGCATGACCGAAGAATGCATTCACAACTTGCTTGGGGGTGAAGTTCTCATTTGTGATCATTGTTAGTATTCTGTTGGCTGCTTTTTCTTGAGCATCTTTGCCTGTGGCTTTTCCTGTCAGTCCGATGTACTGCCTGTAAAGGTCTGTGGCCTCTTTAAGCGAATCAAGAACAGCTTGGTCACCAGTCATAAAGCCTGATTCAATTCCATCAAAGACAGCTTGATCAACTTCTGTTTTAATTTTTCCGAGAGCCAATGCCTCTGGTGATCCTGCTTCTGCTGTCCTCATTGCTCTGTTAAGGCTTTTTTGATAACCATGCAAGATATTAAGTGGCGAACCTTTGAAACGAGGATTTTGGGCGAGCTTGTTAATTTTTTTCAAGTAGTCAATCTCACGCTTGAGCAAAGACATATCACCAAGCTCTCTGGCTGTAATGCCAAGTCCATCAGGGCTAAGCACTGAATCAAGAGCACGTTGAGAAGTCGTCAAAACTCCATCGCGAGTCATCACAGGCTGAAACTCAGACCCTTGAACAACATCATAGGCTTTGCCTGCTCTGGCTTTAAGGCTTGCTGCGGCTGATACGCCTGTTGCTTGAATCTCTTCAGCGACTGCCGTTGGCACATCTGCGGCATCTGTTATTGCTGGGCGACCTGTTCCAAACTCATCAGCCAAAGCTGCTGCATCAGCCCTAATCTCATCAAGCTGACGCTCATCAAAACCACGAATAATGTTTGCGGCAACTGGGTTAGTTCCTGGAGCACGACGCATAACGTCTTCAGACTCAAGATCTGGAGTGACCTTTTCAGTTGGTCCAGATTTCCTGTCAGGCAGAGGTGCGGTACGTTGCCCGACTGTCAGTGGGTACTTTGATGTTTGTATGTTCTTAGGCTCAAACCTTGGGAAAACTTTCGCCACAGTTTCGGAGACTGTGCTTGTGCCTGCTCTCAGAGCTTTGCTTGTGCCTTTGATTACTGGTGGTGCCAGAACATCAATAGCTACGCCCAAACCTGTAGCCACCCCGACATCACCAGCAACATCACCCATGTCTTGATCTTTGGCTTTTGTTGTTTCGGGTGTAAGCAATGCCTCACCAGCTTGCCCAGCCAACTCTGTGGCAGAGTATGCACCAGTTCCGCGAAGGATTGTTTGAACTATATTTTTTGCACCACTGACAAATTTACTAGCAGGTGCGAACTTAATTATCTCACCAGTCAGAGTCCCGATGTCTTGGCCAGAGAATCCTGGCTTGTTTACATAATATGGCTTGTCATTCCAAACAATCATAGGGTTGTCAAACTTATCAACAAATGCTCCACCCCAGCGTTCATCGTCGCCAAAGGTGTCTTCCATGATTTCAGCTTTACCAAAGTCGTCACGAGCGAACATTAGCTTGTTGTTCATCATGAATGCTTCAAAGAATCCTGGAGCTGCATCGCCCATGTCTGTTGTTTCAGGAATGTTCGGGAACTCAATCGGGATGCCCTCGCCAGTAGCAGCTGCATATATGCCTCCAGGAAGAGCAGCAATGTCTTCCCAAAGACTAGTTTCGTTTGCCTCAACAACTTGCTCTGCCTCAGGAGTCGGGTTGTTCCCTACATTAACACCGCCAGCACCAGCTGGTAAAGGAATTCCTGCCATTAGTTTGTGCCTCCCCAACCTTTAATTATGTATGGCGAGTTTGAATCAAATATGCCATTGTTGATTATTACAGACCCATCAGGCAGTCCGTTATAAAACTCAAGGACAGCTTCTTCATCAGAGGGATCGCCTAAGAATTTTTCAAAGATTCCTGTATCATTTGTCCCCAGAGCTGCGTTAACTTCTTTCATGCTGCTATATTCACCCGAAGTTAAAAGTTCTGTCTCAAGTTGATTGAGCCTAACTCCATTTTCAGCCATCTTTTTAAAAGCATACAAAGAGATATAGTTGGCTTCAGGAGTGTTGCCGAGGTATAATGCTGCTTGCTGGTAGGCTTTAAATTCCATATCGGAAGTTGAACCAGAACCAACAGGACGCATCTTAGGAGCCAAGAAGTTTGAAGTCGCTTGCAAAGTCTCAAGACCCATAACTTCAGGATCATTGATCCCAAACGACTGATTAAATATCTGCTTGAATGGGAGCAGTGCTTGATTAAGACGACCTGTTTCAACTTTACCAGACAACAATAGGCTCATCGCCTCATCAACCCTCGGGATAACCTCACGAGCTGTCGTGTTGTATGTGTCGGCTGACTTCGCAATGATCGGGAGACGCTTCTCAACATATGTCGTAAAGTATGGAGCTGCTGCACTTTTGGAAGGTGAAAGCTGAAGACTAATGACCTCTCCATCTTTGAAGAGTGGGAACACCTCTGTATATACGCCAGCTTGAACGATAGGTTTTCCGACTTGAGCATCTCTTTTTGCTGTAAGTTGATCAACAAAAGATTTAAACTTAGGATTGTCTTTCGCCATCCCCTGAGAAATAACGAATGCTTTTGCATCTTCCGCAGTCATGTATGTTGCCAGAGTTCCTGCGCTAACAGTCTTGATTGTGCTGGTTAAGGATTCAGGCTTGATGTCTGACCAACCACCTTCTTCACTTGTGGAAGAAATGTAATCAGCCTCAGAATAAACTTTTTTCTCTTCACCATCTTTGTAAACTGTACGAGCAGAAAACTTTGTAGGTTTGCTGGTCAGGAAGAAGCCACCACCCTGCGCAGCATCAGAGGTCGCAGTTGAATAGGCTTGTGTTCCTGGAACAACTCTGACAGACTCACCAGAACTGTTATAAAGAGTTACGGCTGGCTGCTTGGTTGTCGGGTCAGCCATCTGGACAGTTCGGAGCAAGTTGCCTGCTTTGTCCTCAACCCTATAATTATAAAATGTTGCACCTGTTGTTTGATCAATCTTGACTGAACCATCTTCATTAGTCACTGGCTCTGCTCGCTTGTAGTTTTCGCCTACGCCTGTGCCTGCTGGTGATTTTGTAAGTTGTGCGATGTTAAGAGCTGTTTGAGGAAGAGATGCTTCATACTTCTGCTGGGCTTCTCTGTCTTTCATTAAATATTGTGCTGGGACGAGTGCTGCTTGACTTGCTGCCCCCAGAGCTGTGGCTCCTGGCTTTGAAGCCTCTGCAGCCATGTTAGTAAAAAACTGGAATGCAAGTTGTGCGGGTGTTAAGCCTTGTGGCCTTGGCTGAATTGATTGAGCCAGCTGGATGGCATTTGCAACATTATCACGTCCACCGAATCCTTTAAGTGCACCCTGCGGGAGATTCAAGATGTTTGTGTTTGATGCTCCTAGGAGTTTATTATCACCAACAGCCATTCACCTATCTCCCTTGACTCATATAGTAAGCACTGGCCAAAGAGCCAAGCCCACCGAGTGTTTGTCCATAAATAGATGGCGTTTGAACATACTGCTGACCCTGAGAAAGAGAGTACTGAGTTGTCTCATACGGCACACCTTTAAGAGCACCCATAGCAAAGTTAAGCATCTGGAATGGATATTCTCTTTGCTCTACGTAATCTGAATAGGCCAAGTCAAGAGCCATCTGATCAAGCTTCCTGCGACCTTCTCCAGCAGAAAGCAATCCTGATGCTGCTTGTTCTGTCAATCCTTGAACCAAAGGTGCGAATGTTTGAAGTTGCTCTGCTGACCTTAGTCTTGAGGCTTCTTGAGTTTCGTAGCCAGCACGTTGTGCGCTCTCAGCCCCAAAACGAGCTTCTCTTTCTGTGTCAAAGTTTGAACGCATTACATTCTCAGCTTGGAATCTTGCAGCCCTGTCTCTTTCTGATTGCGCTCTGTCTGCATCGAACCTTTGTGCACCAAACTGCAAACCTTCTGCGCCAGCTCTAGCACGGATGTCTCCTGCTGCCCTAGCAGTGCGGTCTGCCACTTCCATCTCTCCGAGGAACTGACGAGAACCTCCGAAAGATGATCCTGATCTTGCACGTTGTTGAATAAGTTGCTGTTGAAGTTGCCTTTCAGCTTCTGCGACTGCTGGGTCTGCGGCAGCTTGATACATGTCTATGAATGGCTGGGCTTGATCAAGGCTAAACTGAGCAGATGGTCCACCTACAAGATCTTGCCTACTTGCACCTTCATATTCTTGGCCAAGAAGATCAGCACGAGATGCTTGATCATAACCACTGCCAAGACGCTGTGTCGCATCATATGCTGCTTTCAAATATGGGTCGTAAACATCAGCACCCTGAGCCAAAAGACCAAAGCCTTGCTGCTCTTCTGGTGTTAGCTTGCTTCCACCATAGCTGGCGATCCTTGGACCTTGATACCCAGGATAATCACTTTTTGCTAGTTCTGCAGCTTGCTCAAAAAGGGTTCTGCCTCCTGCAGAAACCCAAGCAGGGATGTCTGTGCCTGTGAGAGTTTCTTCATATGTGGGTAAGTCTTCAACCCCTGTTGTACACAATCCACCCATCTATGCCTCCACGAACACTGAACCTGCTTTGGTCATGCCCAACTTTTCAAAGAACTTATCTTTACGTTCAAGATCTCCTGAAAAAATATGACCTAGCCTTACAGGTAGTTTAGCGTCATTTGCTGATTTTATAAAGTTTTTAATCAGATTAAGAGCTGCAGGAGTTTTACGATGATCAGGCGAAACATAAAACCAGTTGTCTGCAAGGAATTTTTCTTCCGACCACCAGTCTTGGCCGACCATCCCTCCGACAGACCCGATTAAATTATTTTTTTCATCCAATGCCACGAAAACAACACCTCTGTGTATCACTTCATTTACTTTCGCCACCATCTTCTCGCTATTTATCTTTGGGGTTTCAAGCTCTGTACCTTGATGCATTTCTAGCAACATTCCCAATATAGCTGTAATATCAAATGGCGAAGCTCTCCTGATTTCCATTACATGTTTCCAAGAGCACCCATATTTTTAGGCATGCCACCTGCTTGTTGGGGAGCTGCTTGACGCTGCATTCCTTTTGATTGCCCTGCGACAGCTTGTACGAGCTCTTGCAACTCTGGCAACAGCTTCATAAGAACTCTGGCAACTTCTGGGGTGATCGCAGAATCAAGCATCCTCAGCTCTTCTGGACCCATGTTTGCCAGCCTTGACATAAGAACTGCACGGATGCCGTCTGATGATTTCATTAGGTTGGTGCGAGCTTCAGCTGGCATTGCTGCCAGAGGATTGGCAGTAGCACCATCCATCTTCATTGGTTCACGAGCCATTATTTAATCTCCTTTGGCTTATATAATACAGACCAGTCTTTGGTCTTTGAAAATGCACCCATGACCCAACATGTTGGCTCTAAAATGCGACGATATACTTTGCCTAAATAATCAGGCTTTTCCCGCTCACCATAAATGTAAGCTATTTCATTTGCTCTGTGCCCAGCAACATGTTTCCAAAAATTTACAAATTGACCTTTGCGCATCTGGCGTACCATCCACAAAGCCCATAGGTGATAACCATTGACATGTTGCGGTGTTAAGTAATCACGAGTAAACCGATAATCAAGAACAACTTGCTTGCGAGTCATTACACCTTGACGACAAAGCTCGTTACATATAACTCTGCCACCGAGAACCCCGCCAAGCACGCCACCGACAACTCCACCGAGTCCAGGAAGCAATGCATTTCCGATTGCAGTTCCGATTGCTGATGCGCCAGCTGACTTGGCTGCTTTCTCGGGATCTTCGCCCATAGCGAGTTGAACACCAAAGTTAACAAGACCAGCACCTGCGGCACCAGTCCAGTTTGCTTTTGCTGCTTCAGTACCATAAAGTCTATCGCCAACAGTTTCTATATATCCTGGAGTTGATGAAGATGCTGTGATTGCTTCGGATGTTATGTTGCCCTTGCCGTCTGCTACGGAAACAGAGCCTGACTTATCAACTTTGACTCCTGCTTTGCCTAACTCATCTGCGGTGTAAGAGGTAACATTGTCTCCGAGATTAGTTCCGACTTTATCTCCTAGTTTATTATAAATGTCTAGGTTGCCTGTGGCTTCAGCGACATTCCTGTTGGCCAACTCAGAAACAACAATATTTTCTTTTGGCATTGATGCTATATTATCAAACGCCAAACCCCTCACTGACGAGACTTCTTGCCCAGGAAGTTTACCGAATGTGCTTCCTACGCCTGAAAGAACTTTACTTCCTGTTCCTCCTGTCAAGTAAGGATCAAACAGTGCCGCACCAACTTGAGATGCTGCAGCTTGCCCTACTTGTCCAGCTGTGCCGATTGCTACTGCTTTGCCGATGTCTGACCAATTAGGAAGTCCTGGAGGTGGCTCTCTGCCTTCTGTTAACTCTCTGTATTCTTCTAGCCTTTGCCTATCAACCAAATCATTAGGGTCATATGTGCGAGTTCCTGACTGAATGGTTTTGACCCATTCAAAAACAGGCATTGCTCCTGTGCCATAATTTTGCTGTATGTATTCAGCACTCACTGTTGGCGTTTGAGCTACATTTTGATAAACACCATATACAACTGGCCTATCACCTTCTTCATCAAGCGTGAGGCCTGTCAGTGCTCCTGGATTATCTGTCACTTGTACCATTAGCTTATGACTCCTTTCGCTTTCAAATCTTCAATTAATGTCCCTAAAACATCTGCCACTTCTGCTAAAGTTGTTGAGTCTGCGTCTAAAACATAATCTTTTGTTACATTGGTTGTTTGATATGGTGTTGCAGAGGCAGAAGAATTTATTTCATTAAGCTGAAGCTCAATTGTCGATATGGTTCTTTGTGCCCAAGACTTGTCCCATTCTTTGGGTGGCTGTGGCAATCTTACATTTATCCTGCTCATCTTAAACCATCCTGCCGTACATTAACTCTGAAATCACCAAGCGACCAACTATCACCGATGGCATCACTTTGCAATTTAACACTCATCTGACGACCACGTGCTCGCATGCTTACTTTAGTTGAATTCTGAGAAATAGTAAATGGTCCTTTTGTGACAGCTGTCGAATTAGGATATTTCTGCGTTTCTATCGTAACATCCAAAGTTCCTGTTATTGTTGCGTCTGGTATTATTTTATCAACCAGCATCAAAGAGTCTCCAGATCCTGTCATCTCCAAAGGTGAAGACTCAACATGAGCATTCAATGCTGCGCCATCTGCGTCTGTGCCACTCTCATGTTCGTATAGACATCCATCAGAATCATATGCGAAAGGCTTAGTCCTGAAGCCAAAAGAATCAAACCAACAAGTCCTATCAATAGAACCAAAAGACCAAGCTGCATTCTCATAATTATAAGTCACATATGAATCAGGCTCTGGGTTTCCTGTTGTGTTTGTGTTGGCTGTTGAGACATAAAACCAACTGACCTCATTAAACTCTTTGTTGTGGGCTGCAAAACTTTTATCCGCAAAATCATTTTGCATCCTGTCAAACACAAAGTATTTAACTGAGCAAGGCATTTCATTAACAGCACCATTGTACATGAAGAAATTTTTCTTGCCCATCCAGTAAACATCACCATCAACATTCATCAAGGTATTTTTGCCAATAGCACCGCAATTTGTACCCACAAGCCTGAATGCAAAAGTGAATGGCGGACCAACAAAGCTCATTCCGTAAACTGCTTCATCAGTAGATATAAATGTTTCGTCTCTCGTCGGGATCATAGCGACAATCTTTGTCCCGATCTCCAGCCTTTGATCACCTGCTGTGTTTGTTGCGGATGGAGTCCAATTCTTAAAATCTTCTTGATCAGACCAACGAACAAGCATAGGGTCGATATCTGAACCACCCAATGGAGTTGTTCCACCGCAAACAAGATGCCTATCAGGGAAGGAAACTGTTGAGACTCTGTTTTCAGTAGGAACACCTGATGCACCCCCAAGACTAGAAACCAGAACTGCCCTAGATCCAACTCCTGTTGAGGTGTCCCAATAGTATATACCACCATTACGAACAGTGGCTATCAAGTCTTCGCCCCAAAGAGACAAAGACCACTGAGAGTTTTCCATAACAACAGTTGAAGTTGTTGATGACCTCGGTGTTCCCCAAGTGCCAATTCCCCAGCCACCTGACCCCCAGCCTAGAGCTGCTGCAGATGTTTGAGTTCCTAAGTTGTCTGCCAAGCCTATTAAGTAATCAGCATCTACCCCAGAGCCACCACCAGATGCTGTTGAGGTTGCTGCTGTTGGGACTTCAATTGAATATGAGTTCGCATTTATATAAGTGAGCTGATATCCGTAATATCTGTTAAGGGTGTCTGCAGATATGCCACCTGTTGCTGTTGCTTCTTTGAAGCGAACAAAGTCTCCATCACTCGCACCATGTGCTGTGTCTGTAACTGTGACAGTTGTGCTACCACTAACAGCAGCAAAAGGATCTGCATTTATATTTGTTGCTGAAGCACGCAAAGGTGTTATGTCAAAAAGAGCTTCATTCTCAAGTATGAAAAGATGATTGTGCGTCCCGATCGCCATATAATCTTCGCCATCAGAAAGCGATCTCCAGAAATTCAAATTTCTTGCCATTCCTATAAGTTTCGCTTCTGTTGAGTAATCAGCATTACCATCAGGCAACACTCCATACATTGTGTCTTTTACCCAACCACCTATTTTTGTAGGATAGCCATTCCGGAAACGGATGTTGCTCCCATCAACCCAATATGGACCATTTTTGCCAGCACTGTATTCAGTAATATCTTTAACGATTCCTGGATTAAATTTAAGAAGCTGCAATGTCATTTCATAAGCTCCTTGGCTTGGTGCTCTGTTTCTGAATTTCGACGTGTCCAGCCTTTGCCGAATGTTTCAAATGTTTTTAGGCTTTCATAGAAATCTTGCCTAACATTGCAAACTTTTTCTATTATATCTATAGGTTCCACTTTGGCCACTGCAGCCAGTGTCATGGGACCAATGGCTCCGTCTGTAGAAACCCCCACAACTTCTTGGAGAGCCTTTGCAGAGCGTCCTGGACCACTGTTAACAGCCCAATCAAATATGCACCAGTCAACCCCGTCTGGCAGGTCATCACCTTTAACTTTATCCCAGTATTTTTCTTTATAAAGTGGAGTCACGTCTGCAACAGTCAAAGCCTTTATATCATCTTTCGTAACTTCTTGACCTATGTAATCTTCCCAGACCTTTTTTGTAACACCCAGATTCGTTGCCCCTCCAGGATCATCTGGGTGATCAACATAGCCACCTTCATGAGCCAGAAGCATCTCCATACATTTATTTAGGTTGTGATTCATTTTATTTTCTCAACCCTCTTATTCCTCTTATGCCAAAGCTAGCTCCAATGCTAGCATACATTGCCCATTGAAACCAATCTGGTGTTTTTGAAAGTGCTTCAAATCCACCTTCAACATAAGGCTGTGTGAAAGGTATGAAGCACATTGCAATGATAACTATAAACAGAATAGTCCAAGCCTCATCTTTCCAACTGTTGTCGGAGGCCTGTGCCATTATTTTTTCCCAGCCAGCTTCATGCGTAGCGGCAACCTTCATCACTTCAGCTTCAGCCTCAGCTTTTGCTCTTGCGACTGCACCTTTGGCTTTTGTTTGCTCAACCTTTGATTCCATCCAAGACCCAGCAAGGTTAGCGATCGGTCCAATTAAAGCCTGTATCATTTCTCACTCCCGAGCCAAACAGCGAATGCACCAGTCATCGCCCCACTGACGACGCTGATCATTGCACTTTGCTGAGTTGTCAAATCGTCAAGGCTGATGCCCCATTCAATGACACGTATATACATGACAGTCATAACAAACATCATCAATCTTGGAAGTATTTTCCATCTCAAAAATGTTTCTACTGTCACCTAAACACTCCTTGTTAAAATGCCCACCAACAAAAGTATGGTAGTTCCAGCAGTGCCAATCATTATATGCTCAATGCGTTTTATACGGAGGATTGTTTCTTTCCACCTCTCCGCACAAACTGCCTCATGAGTATCAATTTGCGATTGTAGCTTCTGAACTGTTGGCTTGGTCAACTGGCTCCTCCACAGATTTTATTAAGGCAGCAGTGAAATGGTCTTGAGCAACCTGAACCTGATCAAGTTGAAATCTCAAAGAACCAGCTTTTCCCTGAAGGTCTCGTATCTGATTGATCAGATACACCTGCTGATTATTCAAGCTGGACTCATCGTACTCTTTGCCTGCGATTGTGATCACATTTGACTCACTCATGATGCGGTGTACGCCTTACCTGCTGTGATTGCGGCATTTACTGCTGTCATGCTTTGATCTGTCCAGTAAGATTGAGCTACCATCAACTCCAGATGTTCAACATTGCGATCAACACACTTCTGACGATCTGCTGCATCTTCTGTTTCCATTCTGCTGCCAGCAATAACAGCAGTAATCATGTCAACACTGTCACCCATTGCGCTATAATTCTGTGCAATTTGCTCTGTTGTGATTTCGTCCATTTTATTCTCCTATTTTGGTTTCCAATTCAGCGACCTTTGCTGAAAGTTCTTTAACGGCATTTACCAAATACCACGTCATGTTATCTGGGTCAACAGACATGACTCCTGTCGTTTCTGTTCTTACCATGTCTGGAAGAACTTCTGCGATTTCTTGAGCTATAACGCCAAGCTGTTCTCCTGGTTTGTTGAGGATCGCTTGATTAGAATCAAGTTCTGTTACTTCTCCTGGATCACGATACTTAAAGTTTTTTACTTTAATTTTATTAATCGCATCAAGACCAGTGCTGTTGTCTATGATATCTTTTTTAAGCCGTCTGTCTGAAGTGGTGGACCAAGAAGAAGAGTTATTACTTTGATACATACCTCCACCATGGAGTTGCATGATGCCAGTACGAGACCCTTTGGTGGTGGCGTTGTAGCCGATGCCTATAGAAAACTCATCGCTGGCGGCAGCTGGCTGACTGTAATCACCTATTATAGTGTTACCAGTTCCAGTTGTCAGTGAAGTGCTATAATAAGCTGCTTGGAAACCAATTAAAATATTATCTGTTCCAGTAGTAACGTTGTTACCAGCACGCTTACCTATACAAGTATTCAAACTGCCTGTTGTTATGCTTACTCCTGCGTCCCGACCAATAAGTGTACATCCATCTACTGTCGTAGCCAAACGCCCAGCGTCAATGCCCATACCTACATTGTCTGTGCCTGTGGTAAGGTCAGCAAAGCAGTTTTGGCCCACGGCTGTGTTGTAGCTTCCTGTAGTCAAATCAGAAAGGCAGAAAATGCCTACACCTGTGTTTTCAGTTGCCGTTGTCATCGCATCCAAAACAAAAGCACCAAGTGCTGTGCTGTCTGTGCCTGTGGTACAAGATGCAAGAGCCAACTTGCCAAATGCTGTGTTTGTTGATCCTGTGGTGTTTTGATACAAAGCAGCATAACCCATAGCAGTGTTTCCTGCTGCTGTCGTGTTGGCTTGAAGTGCCTGTTGGCCCACTGCTGTATTATCGTTGCCTGTGGTGGTGTTTTGAAGAGCAAATGTACCCAATCCAGTATTAGATGAGCCTGTTGTTGTTGTGTTTAGTGCACTCGCACCAAGAGCTACGTTGTTTCCACCAGAAGTTATAGAATATCCTGCATTATCACCAATTATAGTATTAAGGTTGCCTGTGACAGCCCCGCCAGCAAGAGCATTATCACCAATAGCAATATTTTGCTGGCCTGTGGTCATTGATGCACCAGCATTATTACCCACACAAACATTTTCACCATTACCAGTAGTGATGGCAGAGCCAGCATTGTGACCAACAAGAGTGTTGCTTGGAGAAGTCGTTATTGCATCACCAGCGTTCATGCCGATTACTACGTTGTTTGATGCTGTAGTATTTGACGCTAAAGCATTATCACCAATTCCTACGTTAGATGCACCAGTAGTATTTGCAATTAATGCACCCTCTCCTACCGCCGTATTTCCTGCTCCTGTCGTGTTTGAAAACAAAGCACTGTCACCGACTGCCGTATTGTTAGCCGCAGTGGTGTTTCCGCTTAGAGCATTTCTTCCAACGGCTACGTTGTTTGAGCCTGTTGTGTTTGCATCAAGTGCTTGGGCACCGATAGCAACATTCTGTGCGCCCGTGGTGTTTGCGTATAACGCTTGATACCCGCAAGCGGTATTGCTTCCTCCTGTGGTGTTTGTCTCCAGTGCAAGACCACCAACCGCTGTGTTTATTTCGCCAGTGGTGGTTGAGTTCAAAGCAGAGTATCCAATAGCCGTGTTGTAATCCACACCGCTATCAGTGGCGTTATATGTTTCAAGCGCACCATACCCCATCGCCGTGTTTCGGCCACCAGTGGTGTTTGCAGTCATAGCGTTGTAACCGATTGCTACGTTTCTATCACTTGAAGTGGCAGCGTCAAGTGACGCATAACCAACAGCTACGTTTCTTGCGCCATTAACATTAGCGTCCATTGACGCATAACCGATAGCCGTATTGGAACTTGCTACGGTGTTGTTTTGCAAAGCAGCCCTGCCCACAGCGACATTCTCTTCGCCTGTAGTGTTTGAAGTCATAGCATTTTGACCGATTGCTGTGTTACTATTTGCCGTAGTATTTGCATCAAGAGCTTGCGCCCCTACAGCTACGTTAAGAGTGCCAGTGGTGTTTGCATCCAAAGCACGAAAGCCCATCGCCGTATTGTTAGATGCCGTAGTGTTGTTATCTAACGCCCGATGTCCGACTGCTGTATTTGATGCCCCCGTTGTATTTGCTACTAGGGCAGACATTCCTACCGCAATATTTTCTGCACCAGATGTATTAGCGGATAAGGCCGCATGACCAATAGCTGTGTTGTTTCCACCAGACAACGAACCATCATCCAATGCGGTGTCACCCAATGCCACATTGTTTGTGCCTGTCGGGTAGTTGCCGTCTAGCTTGATTGTGCCGCCGTCTACTGACAAGTTTGTTAAGCTGTCAACAGCTTCAACAACATTAGTTGCATCGCAATATAAAAACTTCGTTTGGCCATTGGGGATCGTTATCCCTGTGCCACCAGAAGTTTTAACTGTGATTGCGTAGCCACCACCTGTATTATTTTTGAATAGGTACAACTTATCAGAACTAGGAACTACAACATTCCTAGCAGCACCTAAAGTTCCTGTTATAATGACACAAGCATTACGAGATTCATCACTCGCACCATTGCTTGTTGTCAAGGAATAATTTGCTGAATCGTCGTGAGTTACATTAGCGACTCCTGAGATTGATTGCTCAATCAAAGTGCCAATGTTAGTATTTGAGATGTTTCCCCATGTTCCTGACTTCTCGCCAGTCGCCATGAGTTCAAAGCGAAGATTGGTTGAGTAAGTACTAGCCATGGTTTATAATCTCCCTTAGTCTATCCGTATGATTGCGCTTGTCCCAGCTGCAGGGAAAACAATTTTGAAAGTTCCTGAGGAAACTGTGAAATCTCCACCAAAGTCAAGAACAGCTATCGCCTTGTCACTAGCAGAGCTGTTATAAACTAAAGCACCCCTAGCAGTAAATGAAGCAGAAGTCCAAGTTGGGTCGTCTGCGTCAAAATAAGCAGTTGTACCAGAAGTTGCTACAACTCTGTTTGTAAGAGTTTCTCCGCCAGCACTGTAACCAGAACCGCTGACTTCATTGCTTGTGCTGTATGCTGTTGTTGTTGCACCCAAAGAAGCAGAGCTTGTAAAAAGTGCAATCTTAATGGTGTCTGCTACTAGGTCGTGAACTTCGTCCAAGATCTCTGCCTTGAATGATGTACACATTGCTTGTGATATCGCCATTATATACCTCCATTGTATTCAGCTGTGTAGTTCCGAGCCATCTCTTGCTGGAACAGTTGAACAGCTTCATCAAACTGCCCCTTGTATAAGTTTAGCGTTTCTGATGCTTTAAGAAAAGCAGAACTTTCATAAAGTGCTGCAGAAAGCAAAACATTTTCTGCATTGTCACCGACCCAACTGTTTGAGTTTGTTGCGGAAAGACCAGTTTCTGGTGCTATTATATCAGCTTCATAAGAATAAGTTGCATCTGGCGTAGGAGCCACAGTTATTGTTGTTCCTGCTATTGCGGAGGAATCTGTGCTATAAACTTCTGGAGTTCCTTGTGTCGCTGGATTTGGGAAATAATCCCTTAAATAAGAGTCGATCCTGTGATCTAAAAAAATAAGATTGTTTGAATTTGTTATTGATACTTGACGAATCATCCTAACGCTTGGTATTGTGTATGCTGCTGTGCCTATGACCATGTTTCCTGTTGCAGATGACCTATAACAAGGCAAGCTTGGCAATCGCTGAAAGATCATCTCTTCAGCTTGAGATATTATTGTATCTATTGAATTAGAAAACTCTGTTGAGTCGTCTTCCATGAAATCTTTAATGTTTTGAACTAATGCTGTATAATTCATCATTCACCCCATGCACCTGCACCCCATGCACCTTGACCCCAAGCAGCATCAACTTCGACTGAGAGAGTTCCAATAGCACCTGTTCCTGCGAGTCCTGTTTCAATAGCTTCACTAACTGCCTCTTCTGTTCCAACATTTCCTACTCCAGCTATACCTGATATTCCTGTAACAATCAATTGAATGTTGCCACTTCCTGATAAGCCAAAGCCTTCTACACTTCCTGTTGCAGCAACTGATGAAGCTATAGCAAACCTAGATATCTCTATGCTACTTATTGTTCCTGTGTTTGCTGTTGCCTCAACACCTGCATTTGTTGGGGTGCTGACCTCTGGGACTTCTGTTCCTGTTGTGCCTGTGCCTATTGCACTTGATGGCTGGGCAGAGAGTATTATGTTGGTGCCTGATTCAGTTACAGCTGGTGTATTAAGTTGACCACCCATGCCAGAGTGTGCTGTGCAATAATAGTAAAGTGTCGGTGCACTTGATGCCACAGTTATCTCTGTATATGCCCCTGCACTTCCTGGAGTGCCATTTGTCGTAACACCTGTTGTATATTCTGAACCGCCACTATGCGACCCACCAGAGGTTGTGCTGAATCTTAATGGATGCCCAGAGTTGGTGCCATCAGACTGATCAAACCTGTATGTTGTTCCTTCTGTAAGGCTTATTGTTGGAGCAGGACCACCAGTGTCAATGTAATATTTATTGCCAGAACCAGGATTGGATACTGTTATGGCCAGAGATATGGTTCCTGCGGCTGGGGTGTAAGATGTGCCACCCATGCCAGAGTGATTTGTACAATAATAATATAAAGTTGGTGCTGAGCCAGCAACCACTATCTGAGTGTATGCTCCTGCTGATCCTGGAGTTCCAACTGTTGTGACTCCAGTTGTATACTCTGACCCACCGCTGTGAGAGCCACCAGAAGTTGTTGAGAATCTCAGAGGATGCCCAGAATTAGTAGCATTAGACTGATCGAACCTGTAGGTCTTGCCTTCTTGTAAATAAAGCTGTTGTTGCTGAACTGAATCAATGTAATACTTGTTCCCACTTCCAGGATTTGCTACAGTTATTGCGTAATCAACATACTCAATAGCATGCAAGCTTCCGACATCACCAGTGCCTGCTACGCCTGTTACTTGTGCATCAAGAGTTATAAAGAGACTTATTGTCCCGACTGCCCCTGATCCTGCGACTCCTGTTACTGTCAGATTAGGTACATCTAAATTTATTTGGGCATAGCCTATTTCTGAAAAAGCTGGGACACCTATTGGTGGCCTTTGTGTTATTGGGATGAAAGGATCAAAATTGAATCCTATTTTGACTTCTGCATTTTCAGGGTCATTATCAGGCCTAGGATTAAAAAGAGCAGTGGCATCAACAACATTCCTTGGTGGCGTAAGTTGAGGATGTTTCGGTTCATAATCCTCAGGCTCAACACGCAAGCCATCCCAAGTCGTTTTAAGAGAGGTGTATGGGACTCTGAATCCAGAGCGATCGCCTATCGCTACAGACTTTTTCCCTCTTGCTCTCCTAACTCCTGCCATTATTTATCCTAAATTCATACCTGTTGGACGAATACGAAGTGTCACACCATCATTATCAGCTGCAGCTGCATAACTGAATGTTTGCTCATAAACTTGATTCATTAATGTAAATTTGTCTGGCATATACTTCATAGCCAGCTTGCTAGCTAGGCCAGCACAAATGCAATCGCTCCATCTGTAAGGAACATCAGCATCTTGATTTGAAGCATCTACATCTTCAAGCTGATTTATTGACCAATAAACAAGACTGTAATCATTGCTGTCAGGAACCTGCCAAGTGTAAAGAACAGGTATGTACTGCTTGTCAAGCATGTACTGGCTAGGCCTACCTGAAGAAGTTTTGTCTGGAAGTTGATTGTATTCTGATATGCTTATTCTCTGAACTACTGTGTCAGTTGTAGAACCACCAACAGTTTCCCTGATTACAACATCAATTAAATCAATCGTGCCTGCTGGCAAAGCATAAGATGATGTTCCTTGAGTCAGTGCAAGAGTATTGTTTTGAACTGCCCAGTAGTTTATTCCTCTGTTTGCCCACTCACTAAATAAAAGATTTAAGCTCCTGCGAGCTGCTTTTGCATGATATCCTGTCAGGGTCTGAGAGTCCATGCCGATCCTCTCATAAGACTCGGCAATGATTTCTTCAACATTTGGCCTGAAAGCCACTGTGCCTGAAGTAGCCATATTGCCTCCTAAGTTTTAAGAGGGTGACCTGAGCCACCCTCCTTGGTTTAATATACTTTAGCCACCCTCATGACTATTTGATAAGTATCTCCTACAGCACCTGCACCAGTGGTCGTGAACTTCACATCACCAGTCGGGCTTGTTCCGTAGCTTTTGCTTGATGGAAGTCCACCAAAAGTTGTGAAGTCTTGATAGCCAGACTGATCTTCAGACAAGTGCAACATCATAACATTAGTCGATGCAGCTGCCAATATTTGAACAGTCATGCTTTTCATTACCCACCAGCACTCAAGGATTCTTATTCCTACACAAGTGTCACCTGCGGAACTTACAGCCAGAGAAGAAACATCAATTTTGCTGACAGCACTTTCGTCGCCAGTATCAACATACTGGTAATGAAAAGCGAAAACAGCCTCACGAGGATTGTCGGCTATCGTAGTTACGCTTACGATATCAGCCATCTATCTCTCCTTACGATGCACTACCATCAGTTCCGAATGAAGAATCGTAAACGTGGTAGTGAATTCTCAAATTGATGTTGCCACCAGTTGCAGCAGAAGCACCCACACCACCTGTAATTTTAACAGGGAAGTCTGCGCTCATCACGAAGCCGAAGTCATTCCCAACAGTTGCTGTTGAAAAATTAAAGACTGTGTGACCTGCATCTGCATCGCCATCATCAATGATTCCATCGGTGTCTGAAGTAGCACCAGAACTTTTTATTTCGATGAAGCCAAGGTCAAAAGTCGGGTTTGTACCGCCAGTTGCATCTGCTTCTGCTTCGATATTTGTGATGATTGCGCCAGCAGGCAAGATCACTGCCTTTGAAGAGTTGCCAGTTGCGCTGGATCCTCTGCGAAGTTCTGTCGTGGTTGCTGCTGTTGGGTCAGCCATGTAGGCTGTTGCGACGAGACTTACTGCGCCAGCAAATTCTGCATCACTTGTTTTTTGAGCCTTTCCTACACGGACTGGACCCGAGAAAGTTGTTCTAGCCATATCAATCTCCTGTCGTGGCTATGTCTGCCGAAGCAGTCAGGGTTGAGTTGAGGGAGGAGCTTCTGCCCCTCCCCACATTTGTTTAAGCTCCTTCAGAACCGAAGATGCCACGCCAGTCAGTGAACCCGAACGAATAACGCTCACGCACCTTATAACGTACATTGCCAGTTTCAAAGTCGCCCTCTACACCTTTTTTAAGAGGTGAACGTTGGAAGTGCTTAAGACCATCAGGAACATCCGTCATAATGTAGAATGCATCTGAGTCAGAAAGACGACGCATCACGTGATAACCTTGTGGCAGATAACCGCCATTACGGATCGCATTGATGTCGTTGTCAGCAGTCCCTGTGCGTAGCTGAGACTCAAGCAGACGCTCTGCAACAAAGCTGTATGCTGTCGGGATGACAAGCATTGTGCCTTGAGCAGCAATCCGGAGACCTCGGTCATCCTTCATGTCTGCGATTTGAATCAGCATCTGCTCCAGAGAAGTTTCTGAAAGGTCTGCCGCAGTTGCCAAAGTGTTTGACTGGTTGCCTGAACGAGTCGGGTGATCAGTCGCACACAAAGTTTTGCCATCACCACCAGTTACGCCTGAACCGCTAAAAGCATTGTTCAGAACATTAGCACCTTTGATTTCCTTTGTGGAAGCCAGTGAGCGTGCTAGTGCTTTTGTGTAACGAGCTGCAATAGATCCATAGAGACCATCTTCTTCAGCTTCTTCTGTAATGCTGAAAGCAAGAGCAATTGTCTCATGTTGATAGCGAGAGGTAAAACCTTGACTCGCTGCATCATAAGATATCGCTGCACCTTCATTTTTTACAGGAGCATTGCCGAAGCCTTCCAAAAGGACATCTTCTTCAAATGCCTTCTGAGAGGTGTTGGTATCAAAGACTGACTGCCACTCTGGTGGATATCGGTCGTACTCTAAGCCAAAGAGGGTGTTCAGTCCTGGCTCGAGCATTTTCGCAAATTGCGCTCTATTCATTGCCATTTTTATAGCCCTCCGTTAAATACCAGCTGTGCCTTTCAGGACATGCTCATTGATGAGCACTTCCATAACAGCATTAGCACCGAATGCATTTTCTGGTGCGTCATACAACGCCAGAATCTTACACTGGGCACTTCCTGCTGCCATGGTTCCTGAAATTTCCATAGCTGATTGGCCTGTTATTGTTGATCCAGAACCAACTACGATATCAGCACAATTGCCGATGTTGGTCTGGGCGGTAGTGCCAGCTGATTGGACTTTGTACACAATGTACGGATCATCGTAAACATACGCGATAATATCTGTACCTGCAGTACTAGCGACCCAATTTTCGCTGTACACATATGAGCCATCACTTGCAGTGTATGAAACTCCTGCGAAAACACCTACATTGTTGGTGTTGGTAGCTGCTGCTTGTTCAAGTTCGCCATCGGCTGCAAGAACAACCATGTCTCCGTTGAAGATACCAGTAGCATAACCAGTTCCAATAGTGTATTTGTTAGCACGAGGTGCATAACCGCTCATGTGGCGAACTGGGACGAACCCAAAGGCTGCATCTGTATTAGCCATTTTCGCTACTCCTTATTATAGCAGTTAATCATCAGCCATAACCGAAATGTCTCGGCCACGACTACTCGAAGATTTCCTATCCTGATGAATAGGAATGCCCCCTGTCCTTGCCATCGCATCAAGTTCTCCAGGAATCGATTCGTTCTGAGATTGTCCACGCTCACGAAAATATTCTTTCATAGCTTTGAATTTCTCTTCAGGCATTTCACATAAGATCATGCCTTCAATTCCAATTGAACCTGCCCACTGCCCGTGATTGATAGTTGGATATCTCTGATCTTTCACCGTATCAGCAGGACGAGGATTCCAGCCCGCACGCATACGCTTGTACACGTTGTCTGGAGTCTCTCTACCCTGAATCGAGGTAGCAATCCATCGTTGAACCATCCCAGGACGGGGATCGGGTGCGTCCAACAATGATGGTGGTTTCCATGCAGTATCTGGACGAGCATCCTCTGCACGGGTTTCGGAACGAGATTCTTGTGCACGCACATTTCTATTATTAGCCATGGTTAGCTCCTCTGCTGTTGTTTGATCTCATTAGCATATGCCTTCAAAGATCTTTCATCATTAATACCGAGTTCTCTAGCCATTCGTAACTGATCCTGTGTCATGCGAACCCTGTTTCCTTTGTAAGTTCCCGAACCGCCTGCAGTTGGGGCGACTGGTGCTCTGCTTTTTGTCCGAGGCTTACTCTGCTCGCTCCCTGAGCTTAACTCGGGGAACACATTAAGTAAACGATTATTAAGCAGTTCGTAATAATCATCACTATTTTTGTCATGACCTTCAAGGTCTAACTGCACATCAATCGCACGTGCTGCAGCAGTTTCACGCTCAAATCCTTGGGTATTGAACCAACGATTTTTCTGCCACCAATCCATTGCTTTCGGTGGTGCGGGTTGCTGAGCAACTGATTCAGCTCGCCCAACTGTGGGCGAAACTGCTTGTGTTGCAGCTTCTTGCTTTCGCATTTCAGCAATGCGCATTGCCGCACGCATATCAGCTATTTGTTCAGTAAATTCGAGTTGGGCTTGAGTGTCACCTTCCTCCACTGATTTGGCCAATGCTGCCTTTGTCTGCTCGTAGCGTTGATGAAATTCGTTTTCAGCTCGATGATTGTTTCCTTGCTCAAGTCTGGCAAGCCTTGCTTCAAGCTGTGCGACTTGATCTTGAGCTTGAGTTGTTTGTAACTCAGCTTCGCGACGTTGATCTACGAGTTTTTTGATTCGCGTTTGAACCTTTTGACCGTATTCTCCATCACTATCGGACTCTTGTACTTGTTCTTCAGCCTTTTCCTCAGCTGCCTGAACTTCATCAGAGCTTCCGTCGTCAATCTCGATTTCAAGATCTTCGTCATTTTGACCTTTTGTCTTTTCAATCTCTTTTTCGATTTCTGCCAATACTTCTTCTTGTGACATGGTAGCGTCCTCCATGGTTAATCGCTATGTTAAATATGATGTAAGGGTTGCACCTTCTGGGATGATTGATGTGATTTCATCATCATTCAGCAAGAGCATCTTTACACCATTCACTGTTAGTTTTTGACCTGCATACTTCCCGTACGTAACACAGTCACCCACTTGTGGCCAATCGCCTTTCCATGAGCTGCCTGTTTCACGATCTCGGTATGCTAGTTCCCCTTTGGCCAAAATGTTTCCATGGGCAGTGAGATACTCCTCATTTTCCATGCTTTGGGATGGCAGATAGATTCCACCTTTGGTCTGTTTCTTAGCCTGATTTGGCTGAACCAAAACTTTCCAACCCATAGGTTTTGGGAACTGATGCGACGCAATTGTCGCATTACTTTCCTCATCTGTGATGAGATCTTTTGCATGTGGATGAGACATGATTTATACATCCTCCTCGTCATCTAGTTTTTTCATCATATCGCCAATGATCTGATGAGCTCTGTCGAGACCCTCAGCTACACCGACGCTCTTTTTATACGACTCCTGATCTTGCATGCGACCAAGAACCATATTTTCAGCTATCGTCGCCCTCTCTTCTTTGAGATCTCTCTGAATCTTCCTCAACAGGTCTGTCACTGTCATTTTTTAACTCCGACTTTCCCGCCATTGAAACTCCAGAAACGAAGACTTCAACAACTTCAACTTCTTCATCATGCATAAGATGATTTCTTTTTCATCTTTTTCTTGCCAGCCATTTTCTTCGTAGGCTTTTTCTTCATAGTCTTTTTCTTTTTACCTGCGTGATCCATCTTTGACCCTCCTTTGGTTATGAGCGATGAAAACGAAGCTCTGTTCATTTCTTTTTAGCCTTTTTCTTGCCTTTAATCAAATCGGCATCTGCTTTACGTGCGCCACCTTTGCCAGTAGCGAACGATCTTACCCGACCAATAGCCCAAGAAGTGGGTGTTTGGCCAGGACGGGATCCTGATGAATAGTATGCGCCCATGCCTCTTTTGGCAACTTTGCGGAGCTTGTCTTTTGAAAAGCCTGAAGACTTACTATATTTATCAATAGCTGCTTCTAGGCCACCACCTTTTTTCTTTTTACTTGCGCTTTTTTTTGCTGGCTTTTTTGTAGCTTTTGGTGACATTTTTAGACCTCCTCTTTGCTATTCGCTCCATCTCAGCTTTGGTAAGTTTGCCTTCACGATACTTTTTGGCTGTGCTTTTAATTTCAGCTTCTTGGGCTTTTTTATTTTTTGCGCCAAGAACATATTTTACGTTGACGCCTTTTTTAGTTTTGGGCTGGGTTTTGAACTTGCGTGCCATTTTGCCCTCCTATTGCTGATAGTGCTCCTGGAGCTGCAATGCCCGCAACACTTAAAAATTTAATTAGATCGCCGAGAGTCCCGATGTTCCTGCTAGGGATCTCAACATCGTTAATAAATGACTCTTCACTGAAGACTGGGGTGTCTGGTGACATTGTTTGCAGTCTTGGTGTTTTATATTGAGGGACAACTTCAACAAGTGACTTGGGATAGCCCAACTCCTTCATGGCTGTGTTCATGTGCCTGCCATCATGCATGTTAACTTTCAAAGATCCATCATTTTGAAGCCTCAGACCCAGTTGCGGGAAGGTAAACTCCTCCCTAGGAACTCCTGCTGCTATGTCTGCTTTCTTTTTGTCAATTGTTTCTCTTATAAAGTCAAAACCCTTTTGATCAAGAGGCATCTGTGCAGCCATATCAAGGAATCTTTGAGGGTCTGTTACGCCAAGGCCACTGCCTGCTGTTCTTGAGTTGTATATCGCTCTGCCAATGTCTTCTTCGTCATAGAGCTTGAAGAATCTTGGATCCTCTTTTACTATTTTCTCAGCCTTTGCCCCGTATGTTGATGCTGTTTGATCAGGTGTCATGAATACCTTTTTGCCGAGGCTATCCAAAAACTCGCTGACTATTTTTGATACTGCACCCATTATTATTCGCCAACTATTGTAGTGTCTTGTTCAACAGCATTCATCCAATCAACAATGTTAACACGTGAATTAGGATATTCACTTTTGTATTGATCGAAGCTTCCTGAGAATGATTTCATTCTTGAGATCTCCTCTGCTTCATCAACAGGGAGATCAAAGCCCTCTTTTTTCATCAGACCATCAGCTTCTTCATCTGACAGTTTGTAAATATCTTTGAGGTCTTCTTTTATAGCATCACGAACATCATCATATGTATCAGCTATATCAAATCTGCTTGAATCAGAAGCCTGATCAACAAGATCCATCATGTCATCACCAACATCTTCTATTTCATCAAGATTATCAATGAAATCATAATCGAATGTTTCAAATTCTTCGACAAGATAATCGTCAATCAGTCGTTTTGCGTTTGGCAAGTCTCTTAAGATGTTAAAGTTTTTAGGAAGAGCTAGCCTCGTAGCTTTGGCAACAGGAGCGACATCATCAATCTTCCCCAAAGGCAACTTGCTCAGTGCACCTGCGACTGGTGTTGCTGCCATGCCTTGAACAAATGTTCTGCGAGGGATATTTGGACCAGCTGAAGCTATCAATGGCTCTGCATTTGGAACAATGTCTGAGGAAGTTTTGCGTCCCAAGCTACTCAAGAATCCCTTAATAGGCCTTGTGACTGCTTTGGCAAAGGGCAAAGCCTCAACAGCACTCAGACCCAAGTTAATGCTTGGCGCGATATAATCGGTTGCTGTTTGTGCCTTCCCTATATCTCTGGCAGCCTCCTCACTTGCATAAACCAGACCCATATTAAGACCTGTGTTCAAACTAGGGATCGGTATGAAATCAGCGATGCCAATGCCCCCAGCATTCCTTGGATCTGGACCAGCATTACCATAAATGCCTTCAGCGGCATCTTGTGCCAAAATTTTTGAAAGGCCACCATATTCTTGCAAAAAGTTTGCCAGTGCGGAGCGATCTTTCTCGCGCATTGTTGGTTCGTATGCACCAATAGTGCCTTCTTTGGCCATATAATCAGCTGTTGCCTGAGGAGCAAAATACATACGCCCAGTTGCGTCCATGCCTGTTTCGGGATTGAACAGGCGATCATTCTCTGGGTCGTAATAGTTGCTCTTGTCAGCCATCAGACTTGTCCTCCTGAAAGCTCTCTCGCAAGAACCTGCAATGTTTCTTGAAAACCTTTGTCAAGCTCTTTTGCAGCCATGGCGAACTTCTTTGGGCTGACTTCTTCAGTCTTGATTCCTCTGCGATCTAAAAAACTCTTTGCTGCTCTTATTTCTGCTGCTGCTACTTTTTTGATTGCTGCTCTTGCCATGGTCTAACCTTTGATCTTTTTTGTTATATATAAAAATGCTGCGTAAACAATGAAGCCATATATTGTTGCTATGCCTATGTCAAGCAAATGCTCACGCATATGATAAATAAATTCTATTCCTGCTTGAACGTCGCTTTGCGAACCGCCAGAGCCAATGTTAATTGACTTTGTGCCAACCTCTCCTATTGTTTGCTCAATATTTATTTCATCCATATTACCATGCCTTGCAAGACCAATAGCGTGCTTTTGTTTTTGGTCCAGGATTATCGCAGTTATGACGTGAGCGGAAGTTGCTTCTGCGTCCTTCTTGATTTTTCTTAATGCGCATGTTCGGATCCCCAAAAGTCACACGCTTCACTCTATCGCCATCTTTAACATAAACGACAGATTTCTTTTTGCCATATGATGGTTCGCCTTTGCCAATGCGACGAGGCTTGTTAAGAGTTACTGTGCGTCCTTTGTATTTGGCCATTAATATATCCTCACAGAGTCTTTTTGAACATACTTGGGAATGCAATAAGACGTGACTTTGTCTTTGGCTGACATCCTGTCAAGGTATTGGTAGTTGCCATATCTTTTTGCCATTTGACTCGCATACCAGTTACACTCCACAAGATCGTAAAAATACATATCTTGACTTATAAGTTTTCTGCTGTCGCCAGCTCCTAAATAAACCATTAACAAAAAAACATGAACCATTCATTTAGAGTGTGCTTTCTGCACTTCAAAAGACGCTTTCTTGCTAGCACCTTTGTGAGACTTGTATCCTGTTGATGGGTCTTTCATTAGCTTATAGCCTTTGCCTGACTTCATCCAGTGAAAGCCTTTAGGTGCTTCTACGCTTCTTTTTGCCACGCTTGTCTCCTTTGTATCCTGCCGCATAGATGGCTCTTCCTTGACGCTCGGCTGCTGCCTTTGTCTTGTAGACTTTGCCAGATGATCCCCATCTGTAGCCACCTTTGACTTTGCGGACTGGCATTAGCTCATAATCTTTGGACCGCCATGACCAAGCATCTCATCCATTATACCAGCCATGTCGCCACCTTTTACTTTAATGACTTTGACTTTCATGCCATCGTCATGCATCTCATCCATCTCTTCGTCCTCAGACTCTGCACCAACGCCATATTCCATCTGCTGGCAAAGCAGCAAAAAGTTTACGAGCTGATCGTCCGAGAGCTCCAAGCCTTCCGAGTCATGAGCAAAGCCCATCTTCTCCATGAAGAGCTCTGCATTATTTTCCATGTTGTCTACTTCTACTTCAGCCATTTTAGTTCTCCTTTATAAATAAGCCAGTGACAAAAAACTGGGTTGTGCGTGCATAATATTTGATGCCCAGCATCAAGCCTTTTTTAACGCCACGACCATAGGCGACAAAGTCTTTGAATTCTTGATAGTGCTCACGAGCCTTGCCCTGATCAATACAACGTTGACCTGCAGCTCTGTAGCCTCTGCGAAATGCTTCGCCATACCACTTGCCGTGATATGTTTTTTGACACCACAACTCAGCTTTGGCTTTTTCCATTGGGGTGAAACCACCTGTCATTATTCCATGAGTTGCGATCACACAACCACCGCCACCATTGCTGTCAGAATCATTGTTATCGTTTGATGAAGAAGTCGTGCCATCTTTGTCATTGGCTGTTGCTGCAATATTTGAAGATGAAGAGCTTGTGCTGTATTCTCCTGCGGCAGTTGGCGAAACACCTGAGCCTGATGAGATTCCTGAGCCTGTGCTAGTGCCACTTCCTGATTGGTCGTTGTTGTTGTTATCATCACTGCTAGCATCATTCGCAAACATTCCTGAGCTGGCAACTTCAAATGTTCCTGCTGGCCTTGGATCATCTTTAGCCTTTTGCATACCACTTGTTATGGCATCCATAATGCTTTGGCTGGTCAGATCTTCAGTAGGTTTTGATTCTGGCTCTGGTTCTGGCTCTGAGCTCATGAAATCACTGAAGAAATTTCCTACAGATGAAAAAATATTGCCTGTTGTTTCAGTTTTATCTGGAAGTGCACCGAAGTTTGTGAATGTTCCGCCAGATGTTACAGGCTTTGATCCATCACCACTTGTGACTGCCTTGCCTGAACTGTCTGTGACAACTGAACCACCTACGAATGCTGAGCCACCTGAATCTTTCTGTTGTTGAATGTAATCAAGCATCTGCTGATTTGATACTGTTTTGTTTTCTTGAATGTCTTGGTAGGCTTGTGCTCCTGAGGACGTAGGATCAGAGAAAGCCTTAACCTCATCAGCAGTAATAGTTCCATCATTGTTTAAGTCTGCTTGAGATGGCATCATATCAGTGTTGCCTGAAACAACTGTTCCGAAACCAAATAATCCAGGACTCAAGCCAATTGGTGTTGTGGTTCCAGGAAGAGATCCAGGAGCATAAAAATCATAGCCTTCTGTGCCAGACTGAGTCTCGCCATAAATATTCTCAAGGTTGTTAAGTGACAACTGCCCAACAGCTCCGATGAGTCCACCACCACCTGTGTTGAATGGCGTTCCCCAAGAAGTTTCAACCATTGTAGGGTTGACGAGAGTTGATACCAAACCGAGTCCAGGAACAACATTGAATGTTGAATCAAGAGCTGTGTTTACTGCTAAATTAGGTACATTGACATCTCCGACTCCAGGAACAGAAAGATTTAGATTGCCAATATTATCTTGAACGAGGTTGGTGAGTGCACCATATTGCGTTTGGTTTAAATTAGGATTAAATGTTCCTGATGGACCAATCGCCCCACCAACAACAGGAACATTTGCATTGTCAGCCCCATCGCTTATAATATTTGTAATATCTTCTATGGGATTTGAAATGCCGTCGTCTGTTTCATCGTCAAGAGAAAATAGAGGATTAAATCCTGCCAGTGTGGCTCCTTGAAATCCACCTTTTCCAAATATGGGGGCATTCTGCCCTGCCAATGAAGCTCTGTATGCAGCTTCAGCTGCAGAGCCTGAACCTAGGATCGCACCTATCGACCCATCTTCTTCTTGATTTGTTAAACTTAAAAGTTGATCGGATGGTACGACTCCTGGAATTGCCATTATTTTGCTCCTCTTGCCATCATCCTTTGCATGTCCATATCAGACATTGAGCCAGTCGGTGGAGGTGACTGAGGTGGCATTGACTTCATAACAGCATCCAAAGCACCCATATCTGCATCACTCACAGCACCACCCATCCGTTCACGGATCTGACGAGCTTTTTCTTGAATGTAACGCATCATGCTTTCTTCATTTTGGAAATCAGGAGCTGGCATGTCACCAGACGGCATTTGTGACCTCATCATTGCTGCTTCTTGATCACTCATTGGTGGTCGCGATGCCATCGGATTCGGCATCGGTGAAGCAGGCATTGAACTTCTCATCATTGCTGCTTCTTGATCACTCATTGCACCCATTAGAGGTGGAGCCATTCCTGCTTCAATCCCGCTGAATGCTCCTGGATTTACTGGCCTCATAGCCGAAAGTTGATTGGCTCCCATCATAAGAGCCATTTCTGTATCAGACATTGCCATTTTTCATTGCCTCCATTTGCATCTTCGCTGCATTCTTTTCACGTTCAAGTTGCAGGTCTGCTTCAAGTTTTAATACTTTTGCCTCTAGATCTGCTTTAACTTTTGCTTGATTAATTTCCAGATCCTGTTTAGCTTTCGCTTGATCGATAGCAATATCAGATTGAGCTCTAGCTTGGTCAGCTGCAATCTCAGATTGAGTTCTTTGCTGTAGTGCTTGAGCTTCGAGTTGAGCCAGTTGTTGAGCATATTGAAGAGGATTGCCTTTCTGTCCTTGTTGCTGCATCGCTTGAAGTGCACGTATCGGTGCCATCTGAGGTGCCTGCTGGACGACTTGGGCAGCTCTTTGCGATATCAACATATCCATTTGTGGGTCAATGTCATCGAACTTAAATTTAGGATCACGCAAGTTTGGCAAGTTCGGAAGTGGTACGCCAATGCTTGACTCCATGCGCTGACGATACAACAATGCAATATGTTCAGCAACGTGCGCAATCAGAATAGGTTGCATCGCCTTGGCTGCTGGGTTGCCTGCGAGTGATGGGTCTTGCATAAACTGGAGGTGAACTGCGATATGAGATTCATGCTCTTGCTCTGGAAATGCTTTGATTGGCTTGCCATACATCACCGACATATTCTCATCGATCGGGTCAGTGCGGGGTGCCTCGTCTGGCTCTTTCAGAATCTCATCAATATTAGGGATGCGGATCGCTTCATACATACGTTTGTATGCCGCATATAAATCGTGCAGCTGGGGGGCTGAACGAGCCATTTCAAGAATGGCTTGAGCTTGTGCGATCCGCTGTGCAGTGCTGAAAATGTTTGGGTCTGATACGGGGAGGATGTCGACCCTATCATTAAAGTCAGCTGCAAAAATTGTTTGTGTTCTGCCTGATATTGCGAACTCAAAGGACTCAGGAAGGTTGTCAGCATTGACTTGAGAAAGCAATCTGAACTCTTGACCTTGTGAGTTGTGCAGGCGTTTGTGAATTGCTGAAAAGGCTTTTGAGCCTTGTTCAATCAGAGCCACAGTTGATCCGACTGGTGCATTGGGGTTGACATCGCCGACATTCATGTCTGCTGTTGATGCGAACCTTTGGCCAGACTCAACAATAAAGCCCATGAGCTGAAACAAAGTACCACTCGGCTCTTTGAACGGCAATGGCATGATTGCTTTATTGACATCATCAACTGTTGCGTCTAGGTCAACGAACTCTCCAGGATTGACATCGATCTCGCCACCGCTGACTCTGCCTTTAAGTTTGAAGCCACCTTGCATGTTTGCGAATGCAGCTGAATCAAGCAGAGCTCTGAGTGCTCCTGTTGCTGCCTTGCCTAAACCACCGATCATGTGATAAAGGCCAAAGCCATAAAAACCAACCCCAGGAAGGAACTTATAACTCACAAACCAATTTCTGCGCTCTTTACGACTGTCGTCTTCACGCCAGTTCCTGCGAATTGATACAATTTTCTCTGAATCATAATCAATAGTTATGACATACGGCAACGCCACAAGGCTTTCTTCCTCTTGGTTTTCAATGCCGTCCATGCCTTCAAAAGCCTGATAAACATGCATCTCAAGCAAGGTCATAACTTCATCTTGCTCGTCGTCTGCGTATGCATTTACGCCTTCAATTTCAGATGTGATATCACCAGATGGGTCTATTCCATCACCTGAATATTTACTTGGTAAATACCAACCTGCCTGAACATAACGATTGTAATCGTTTTTTGGCAAACGTATGACTTGGGTGTATCTTGGCGAAGTAAAAAGATCTGTGCTCTCTGGCGCAACAATGAAGTCTTCAGCCTTTACAAACTTCGAGCATTGACGCTCAAGATTTGCATCCCACCAGACCTTTTTAAAAGTTTGACCAACAAGAGGAAGTTGAAAGAGCATCTGATCAAGATCAGGAAAATATTCTGGCATCTGCTCAGTGATTTGGTAATTCATGAAGTCTCTGACACGAGCTGCTTGAGCTTCAGTGTCTTCATTCGGCTCACCAACGATTGTGGTCTTTACTGGTCCACCAGCTGGATAAAGTTCTGAGATTGCTTTAGCGTTAAACTGGGTTGCTGCTTCAGCTATGAGAGGATGAACAACTGTACTCAAGCCACGGCTGGCTCTTTCCTCTTCAGACTCCTCAAGCCCACCATCTGGGTCAAGTGTTCGCAAGCCATTTTTGTATCGCTCTTCCCATTCAGATCTTGCTGCGCTATCTGACTCGTAAGATTTAATGAGAGTTGAAGCACGACGACCAAGCTCTTCTTCAGAGATTAATTCAGCAATGTTTGAATCAAAGTCTGTGCCGACCTCTTCAACAAAATCTAATTCAGGGTCACCTATGAGAACTTCATTATCGCCAAAAGCCTCAACTTGAAGCTCGTCTGATGGCGCACCCTCCGCAAACGGGATTGTGTCTGGGTTTAGTGGGATTGGTTCTCTAGCCATATAATGTCACCCTTTGTCTTGGTGCTTCATCATCATCTTCAAAATCTTCAGAATGCGAAACAAACCACCCTTTTCTAAGCCTCAACCAAGCTTGTGTGCATGTGTCAACTATATCGTCATTATCACCAGCTGGAAAGGCTGCACAAATATCTATTAAATTTTTAGCCCATTTTTTGTCAGAAGGAAAGTAAATTCTGCCATCTTCCAAAAGAGCAGAACTTGCATGAGCACGAGCTTCCTTGTCTCTGTCAGGCATATACTCAATTACTGGGATTCCTGCAATGCGAAGATCTTGCAACAAACTTTGACCAGAAGCCTTCTTTTCAATCATAACTGCATCAGGTTCAAAATCATAATATGCTTCTTGAGCTATTCTTCTCAGCTCTGGGTAAGTTACTCTGTCATACCACATATCAATAACAATAGCATTCATTTGACCATGTTGACGGAAAACACCCCATGTTGTTCTTGCTGAATACGAGCTTTTCTCTTTTGTGCTGAAAGCAGTGTCCCAAGATTGAATGACATATTCTATTTCGGGCAGATCATCACCCTCCCATGGAACCCACCATTCAGCTCGCAAGATTCCCCCACCTTTCGGCATCGGACGTTGCTGCAGTTGTCCTGCTGAGGCATATGTACCCAGTGACCGCTCGAGTTTTGTGAGTGTGATGTCATCAATTCTCTTTGGCCAGAGGAGATCTCCCTCTGCTGTTCTCGGGTCTGTGAAACCGAGAGATGTCTGGGTTGGTGTTGGATGCCCGATCTCATATCGAGCAGGTAAGCATAAATGATCCCAATCGTCATGTTCGTTCGCCAATATGTGTCCTGTTAAATCATTTTCGTGAACTCTCTGCATAATTATAATGAATGCACCTGTCTTTGGGTCATTGAGTCGGGATTGCATGGCTTGATCCCACCACTCAAGAACACCTACCCGCACTGCGGAAGATTCTGCTTCACGAACATTGTGCGGATCGTCAATTACAATGATGTCTCCACCTTCACCAGTCAAAGCACCATCAACCGAAGTGGCTATCCTTTGGCCAGTCTTGTCATTCTCAAAACGTTGTTTCTGGTTCTGGTCACCTGTTAGGCTGAATGTTTCCCCAAAGTGATCTTTGTACCATGGGCTATCAATCAGGCGTCTGCATTTTACCGAATCTCTGACGGAAAGTGATGCTGCGTATGACGCAAACAAGAATCTCTTTTGCGGCTGGATGGTCCAAGTCCAAGCAGGCAAAGCCACTGCCACCGATATTGACTTCATGTGCCTCGGTGGTATGTTGATGATCAATCTCTTTATGTCACCTTCAACAACTGCTTGCAAATGTTCGCTGATAGCGTCAATGTGCCAGTTGTCGTGAAACTCTCGTCCTGGTTCAATCGTTGGCCAAGAGCTCTTGGTAAACTCCTTCAGAGATCTCCTCATCTTCTCCGCTCTCACTTCCTTCAATGACAGCGTGTTCAAGAACTCGTTCAATTGTGGTGAGGTCATTATCGCTCAATCTGCTGATATCCAGCACCTTTCTCTCTTCAATCTGTGCTTTTATTTCTACTGCCTTTAGGTCTGGGACGCACTTGCCCAAAAGTGTCTTGGCAGCCATTACACGCAATTCAGGATCAGCTGCAACCTTTCCTGCTTCTGTGGCCAATCCTTCAGAGTCTTTTATATAAACTGGGAACATCTCTTTGCCCTGCATGACGCCAGCAAGAAAACCAACAGGATCTGCTTGTCCCATGATCCAATTGATTGTTGCGTGATGATTCCATTTGTATGGTTTTTGCCGAGCCTTCTTTTGGTTCTTCATTGGCTCAACTGATTTAAAACGACCATCCCATGTCTCTGGCCGGACTGGTGGTCCATCCTTAACAGGACGCTTTATTATCGTCTCAGGTTCTCTAGGCTTCCTTGGACGACCTAGTTTCTTCTTCTCTTCTGACATATTTACAGCCTTTCAACCTTGGTTTCTGTGGTCAACAGTAAAACTAACTGTCATGAGTATTACTTATTTTTACCAAAAAGAAAAGCCCAGACGAATCTGGGCTTAAAGTTTAAGGGATAAAACATGCATGAAATTGCTGCTTACTTTTTTATGATCGCTCGCATTGGTCAAAGAATCAAGTTTTATTTTTCTCATCATCATCATTAGCTGGCATGAAAGGCCAATGACCTTTTGGATCAACTGGTTCTTTGGCGTAACATTCGTTGCAATACCATTGGCCTTCAGAATAAACTGCCAAGAATAATTCACCAACTGATTGAGGTGCACCACCACATCCCCTGCAAAGATCACCATGCCAAGTATACCAATAATGACTGCCCATGTTTTCAGTACCGATGTAATCAGTGAAGCCATGAAGAATCATTGTTCTTGTTTTTGAGTTGTGCTCAAGTTCTTTACGGATCTTTGAAAACCTTTTGAAGTCTTTCTTTAACTCAGCATGAGTTTTGTTACAGCAGATGCACCTGTTCTGGTGCACCTTTTTACCGTCAATAATTTTGAACCATTCACCTTTGTGATTATTTATCATAGTCAAACACCTCCATAAACTGTTCAACAGTCACACAAGAGCTGTAATCATTCCACAACTCTTTTTCCCAAGTCTGACAATTCATCATCATATTAATGACAACAAACACAACAGCGAAAGAGATGAACACAGTCATGAACATCCCAATTATAAATTCAATCAACCTTATCATTTTGACCACCCCCCAATAGTTGAGTAGCCGAGCATGTAGCTCAAACGACCATTGGCTGAAAATCCCTCAACACAAGTGTCAAACCCAGTTGCCTCTGCAGCCTTTTTGGCTTCATTGAGGTCACGGAACACTTTGTCTTCAACTGAGGAGTGCGGGATGTTAACAAGACGCAACTTATAAATCATGATGATTTCCTTTCTCAAAAAGAGAGGGTGAGGCCAATCCCCACCCCCAATGTTACCTTAAAAATTGTAGTCGTAAAACTTTCTTGGCTGAGTTGACAGGACGTGCTTGCCCATGGCTGACTTCCAACCTCTTTTGCCCAAGCGAACTTTTACCACCTGACCATCAGGGCAAGATGTGTAACCATAAGTCTGCTTGTTCTGGTTGGTGCAATGACCAGCAAACCCTCCAGGAATAACCTCAGGCTTGAATCCTTCATCAAGATCAGCCTTCATTGCCCTGACTTCAATGGTCTTGGGAGAGACAACACGGATGATCTCAAATGGATAAACGTCTGACCAGCCATGCATGTTTGCATATTTGTACTCAATCGCTTCAACCTCATACTGGTATTCACGAGAGTAGTTGCCCATCTCTTTGAAAGTTGGCAAAGTAGCCATGTGCTCTTCAGCTTCTTCACGAGTTGAAAAAACCAAGTCAGTGCCACCCATTTGACGAACAAACTCAGTTTGCATGTCGGAGTGGGCATTTGTGCCCTTGGCGAAGATGATGTAGTCAGAACGAATTTTGTAAACTGTAAGCATGATGTTTTCCTTTCTCAGTAACTCTTTACTCTTTTAGTATCGCTGATTCTTTCACAAAAAGCAACAAAGAAAGTTATTTTTATAATCAGGCAAAACAAAGACTTGCAATATTTTACGAAAAAAGTTCCCAGACTCTGGGTTGCCGTTTCCCTTACTTTTTAGGTTTGGGTCGCCTTTCAGTACGTTGCAAACGAAAGGTTTTTTAACTTCCGAAACCGACGAAACCACAAAATTGGAGATTTTAAACAAAAGTTTTTTCACCCAAAATATTCCCTTATAGTAAAGAGCCCAAGGACGGGTACAAAAACAAACAAAGCTGAAAAGACTGGGATCTTTGGTTTCGCTATTGTTTTATTTGAGTAAGACTGGGTTCTTTGAAAAAATCTTCTTTTCATTTGAATTTTTTTCAGGCATAGTAAATTTGTGATCGCTGTGGTGAACCCACTTGCGCGAACCCTCTAATGTACGCATGATGGGGGTCAATCCTACAGTCTTAGTAAACCATGGGATCACAACAATTGAGAAAGGAAACAACCTATGAAATGTCCGAAGTGCAATTTTGGTAAGAGCTTGGTCTGTGACTCAAGACCTCGTGAAGATGACTTTGCGACTATGCGTAAACGCAAATGTCAAAATTGTGACTTCGTTTATCACACTGTTGAGATATTTTATAATAAGCCTGTGAAGCCAAAAGTTGTGAAGCCAAAGCCCAAGGCTGATATCAAGCAAGCCAAGAAAGCCCAAATGAATAAAAGGCTCGCAAAGATTAAACGCAGGGAAGCAGCAGAGCGCATTGATATGATGAGTGATGAAGAGCTTGAGCAGGCAATGTTTTCAGGTTCAGATTTAAAAGAGCTTGGCCTCGACTGAGAAAGGAATGTTGAATGTCAAAAGTATATATAGTGAACAGGCCTGTGAAGAATAAGTTTGGTTGGGTGCCAGACTTAAGTGATGCCAGTCGGTATGGTGCACTTGAGATTGTTTTTGAGCCCAATGACAAACCACAGTTTCTTCCTGGACCAAGCGTCCAAAAGGCTCGAAGAATAATGAAGGACTTTTCGTCAGAGGATTACATACTCTGGCCAGGAGGTGGTGACCCAATCGCTGTAATGATCACATGCATGATCGCCAGTGAAAAGGCCAACACAGTGAGAGTGCTCCGCTGGGAGCGTAACAATGATGAGGGTGAAAGGGATAGACGGAAAGGTTGGTATATGCCTGTAGCTCTCGAACTGAGAAAGGAAGACTATGACAGATATAGATCTGCTTGAGGATGTGGCACCAGCATCCAATGAACTTGGTGCAATCGCTGATGTGGCTCAGAGGATGTTTAATCTTGAAGATGAGATAAAGCAACTTGAAGAGGCATTGAAGCAGAAAAAGCAGAATCTCAAGACGTTGGCAGAACAGGACTTGCCTGACTTAATGCAAGAACTGAACATCAAGAACTTCACTCTGAGCAATGGTGCAAAGGTTGAAGTGAAAGATGTAATCTCAGCTTCTGTCCCATCACAAGGTGCGATTGATCGCGTCAAAGATGAGGATGAAAAGGAAGCAATGAGAATGCTCCAACAGCAGTGCTTTGGTTGGTTGCGTGAGAATGGTCTCGGTGACTTAATTAAAAGTAATGTTGAGGTTCAGTTTGGTCGTAATGAAGATGACGCATGCAATGAATTCACTGAAGAGTTGCGGGAGCGGAAACTTTATTACAAACGTGCAGTCGGGGTGCATCCCTCTTCACTTAACGCAACATTAAAAGAGCGTATGGGTGAAGGCAAAGATGTACCTGTTGAAATGTTCCGTGTTTACATGGGACGCAAAGCCAACATAAGGAGATAATGAAATGGCTAATGATGTAGTTAAGAAAAAAGAAAGCAATGTTGTGGCGTTTGACGAAAGCATCTTGCTTGAAGATATTGGTTCTGGTTCAGAAGGAATGACAAAAGACGATGTGATGATTCCTCGTCTGAGTATCCTTCAACAAATGTCAGACCAAGTAAACAAGCGTCATGGTTCATACATTGATGGTGCTGAGCCAGGAATGATTATGGACAATGTTGCAAACGTCTCATTTGATGGCGAGAAGGGCATAACAGTCGTCCCGATCAGCTATCGTCGTGCACACATTGAATGGAAGCCAGATAGAGGTGGCTTGGTCAATGATCATGGCTCATCTTCTGATTGCCTTGAAAGCTGTCAGCGTGGTGACAAAGGTGAGTACTTTACTAGCGAGGGCAATGAGATTGTTCCTACTGGTGAGTATTTTGTATTTGTCATTGATGGTGATGGCAACCACACACCTGCACTTTTGAGTATGAGCAAGTCTCAAATGAAAAAGGCAAAGCAGTGGAATGCCATGATCTCACGCCTGATGATTGATATCAACGGCAAAAAAGAAAACCCAGCGATGTTCTGGACATCATACCAGCTGACAACTGTTCCTGAGTCAAATGATCAGGGTTCGTGGTTTGGTTGGTCTGTGAAGATGAATCATGACGCTCAATCAGGTGGCATCATTCAAAACTTGTCCAATGGCAAGAACATTTACCTTGAAGCACGCAAATTTAAAAAAGACGTGCAATCAGGTAATGTTAATGTTTCTGCTGAGTCAGTAGACGATGATGTAATGTAGAGGGGTCTCATTGCATTATCTAGGGAGAGGCACTGCCTCTCCCGACGACTCAGAAAGGAACAAAGATGGAACTGACTAAAAGATTTATGCGTTTGTTCAGAGGCTATGAAAAAGCTCATGGCGAATATCGCGTTCAAAAAACAGAAGCTGACGGCAAGATGTCTGGTCGTGCAGTCACAGTGGCTGAGCCAGCAACAGCTAATCATTTTGAATCTCACCTTAGAGGTGGTGACTACATTCTCGGAATTATTATGTTGCGTGAAAACAACTCATGCAATTTTGGAGTTATTGATATTGACATCAGAGGCGAGGTAAAACTCAACGAGTCGCTTGAATCGTTGGAGAAGAAAATTGAAAGCACGCCTCTTGTTCTGTGCCGCTCTAAGTCTGGTGGTGCTCATCTTTATTTGTTTTGTGAACCTGCGATTGCCGCTATTGATATGGTGGCTAAACTTAACGAGTTCGCAGCTACATTAGGTTATGGTGGGGCTGAAATTTTCCCCAAGCAAATATCTCGTGCTAATGAACGTGACCGAGGCAACTGGATAAATCTTTGTTACTGGGATGGCAATGAATCTGAGCGTCACGCAATACACAAAGGCAAAAAGCTAAGTCTTGAGCAGTTTCTAGACCTCGCTGAGAAAAAGCAAACCAGCTACGAAGCTCTTGAAAATTTTAAGCCTGACTTGATCAACATGTTTGAGGATGGTCCACCATGCCTCCAACACATCATGACAATGGGCTTCCCAGAAGGTGGCAGAAACATATCTCTGTTCAATGTGGGTGTTTATTACAGAAAAAAGAATCCAGACGACTGGCAAGAAGATTTAATGAAATTCAACTATGAGCATTTGTCTGAGCCACTGCCTAGTGGCGAGGTCAATGGCCTAGTCAAATCAGTTTCAAAAAAAGAATATGCCTACACATGCAAACAAGCACCAGTCTGCAACTATTGCGAGAAAAGCAAGTGCATGAAGCGTGAGTATGGGGTTGGTGGGATTGGTGGCGGTCAAGCCATAGAGATTGACGCCATAACAAAATACGAAACTGAGAACAGACAATCAGTCCGTTGGTATATTGAAATACAAGGTGAGCGGATTGAGGTGACTACCCAGCAACTTCTTGATCAGCGTCAGCTGCAAAAGCTATGTGTTGAGAAGTTGAACAAGTGCCCAAGTACTATGCCAGGACAACGCTGGGAACAACGCATCAATGAGCTGTTGGGTTCTGTTGAGGTTGTCATTGACCCAGATGATGCAAGTCCGCAAGGTCAATTTGAAAAGATGCTTGACTCATTTTTGACAGGCAAAGTCCAAGCTCGTCATCGTGATGAGATCATGAATGCCAAGCCTTGGCACGATACAGATGAGGGGAAAGTTTATTTTAGATCTGAAGATCTTTTCATATATCTTGACGCAAGACGATTCAGATATCCTTCTCAACATCAAATTTGGTCTTGGCTAAGAGTTATTGGTGGTGACAGAAAAACATTTAGAATTAAATCAAAACCAGTTAAAGTATGGTCAGTCCCTGCTCCTGATTTTTATGATGATGAGGATCAGCTGGATGTCCCGACAACTGTAGAGGATAATTTTTAATGACCTCTCCTGAAGAAGATTACAAAAAGAGGCAAAGAGCAAACTGCCATGAAAGAGTAAAAAATATGACTGAGGCAAAAGCCAATGAGATGGTTGACAGAACATTAGGTATTTTGCGGAACTGTGCAGTGCCCAAAGATTATTTCAAAGATGTTGAGAAAATGGTTGAGCATTTCGAGCAATTGAAAAATGGAAATACTATATATGTCGAAAGGCATTAAATACGAACAGCATTATGAACGTCACATCGAGTGTGACTTCTGCGGGGCAATGACTCGTGGCAGAATATGGGAAGATGACCCAAAGAATATAAAATGCGGTGCATGTCACAATGTGCTGTTTGAGAAAGGAACTGATCATGAGGCGAGTACAGATAATTCTTGGACCTCCAGGAACAGGCAAAACCACAACTCTGCTGCGCATAGTCGAAGACGCACTAGCACGTGGAATCCCTCCCGAGCGAATAGCATATTTGGCTTTCACTCGTAAAGCTGCATATGAAGCTCAAGAAAGAGCCATGGCCCAGTTTAGTTTTGATGAGGGCAGATTTCCTTACTTCAGGACACTTCACTCTTTGGCCTTCAGAGAGCTGGGAATGCAAAGAGAAGAGGTAATGACCAATGCACACTATCGCAAGTTGGGCAAGGCTCTCGGTGTTGAGTTCAAAGGAATTTATGATGAGGACTTGGGGATCCATACAGGTGATGGGCTTGGTGACAAGTGCTCAAGAGTTGAGTCTCTGGCAAGAGTTGGCTTAAGAGATCTTGAGACTCAATACTCAATAACAAACACAAACGACCTGACTCTTCACGCAGTTAACCAGTACGACTCTGCTTTGAAAAAATACAAACATGAAAATGGACTTTTTGATTTTACTGACATGCTTGAAAATTATGCTTCACCTTTGCCTGTTGACATAATAATATTTGATGAAGCTCAAGACTTGAGTTCACTTCAATATAAGATGGCTATCATTGCTGCACAAAACGCTGAGGAAGTTTATATTGCTGGCGATGATGATCAGGCTATTTTTGGTTGGGCTGGTGCGGATGTTAACAAGTTCTTGAGCCTCAAAGGTGATAGGCTCGTCCTGCCACAAAGTTACAGAATCCCAAGATCAGTCCACAAGTTGGCTGCAGAAGTTGTGACGAGGATAAAGCACCGATATGTAAAGCCTTGGTCACCAAAGACTGAACAGGGCATGGTTGATTATGTTGCGGATGAACAGCAGATAGACTTTTCAGGCCATGGCACTTGGATGTGCTTGAGCCGAAGCAAATATCTTATGAACAGATTTCAACAATCCGTCAGGCAACAAGGCTATGCATATTCCTACAATGGCAAGCACTCCCTAGAGTCCAGTGAAACAAGGGCAATAATGACTTGGGAAAGATTGCGCAAAGGCAACAAGGTCTCTTTACATGAGGCCAAAAATGTTATACAGTTTTTTGGGTTCAATGTTAATCTCATAAAACAAGAGTCATATGGCTTGACTGATCTGGGACTGCCAGAGGACGCAAAGAAAATTGATTGGATGAGTATGCTCAGAGGCATAGCTCCAGACGAGAGAGAATATTTAAGGTCATGTTTGCGCAATGGTGAAAAGTTTTCTGACAAGCCAAGAATCAGCATATCAACCATTCATCAGTCAAAAGGTGGTGAGGCTGACAATGTTGTGTTGGCCACCGACATGGGAAAGCTCAGTTGGGAAAACTCTCACACAGATGAAGAGAACAGAGTCTGGTATGTCGCATTGACCAGAGCGAAGGAAAATTTGTTCATAGTGAGGCCTAGGAGCTTGAGGCATTATGACATTTAATTTCGTAAAAAATCATAAGTCCTTGAAAGTGTTGAAAAAGAAAATCACTTTCTTTGTTGCCTTTTGTGACAAGTTGGCGCATAGTAATAGGACAGTCGGAAAGATTCTGGCTGATTTGAGAAAGGAAAAAATCAAATGACAGCTTTTGCTATTGACTATAAAAAGAACACCATCCGTGCTTTTAAATCTAAGAGTGCTGCTCAGAACATGGGCAATGGTTTGGTCGTTTTCACCTCTGTTGACGAGTTGCTTGATAATCGCAATACAACCAATCAAGGCATCGTCGCAGTTTATAACAACAACACAGATGTAGCAGTGAAGAGATTCTCTGACACCCGCACAGGTGCAGCACGCCTGTTCAAGCTGGCTCAGCAAATTCATATCGAGTCAACTCCATTTGACAACAGCAAGGAAAAAGAAATGAACGATGTTGAAATTCACGTCAAGACTGCAGACGCAAAAAAGAAACGTGGACGCAACTCTGGGTTTGAGGGCAAGATGATTCGTGCGCTCGTTGAAAAGAATCCTCGTCGTGAAAACACTCATGGCTTTCATTC